GGCAATTAATATATTAGAATTAGCTGGCAGCTTTTCTAATGCATTGATTGTTGTATAGATTTTACCAAACCTAGGACATAGATTTAATATACCAAACTTTCCATGGTTAAGCCATACTTTTGCAAATTCTTTTTGTCTTTTATCTCTTAAACTCATATAAATCTTACTAGTTTACCATCTTTGTCAAATAGCTTGTTAATACCAAGCTTCTGTTCATAATGTTTGCATGCTGCTTCAAAAGCTGTGGGCATCATTCCTGACATTTGTATGTACATCATGAACTCATTAGGCTGTAACAAGGGACCATGTTTCTTTTCATCAAACTTCTCTATATACATGTTGTATAATAGCTGTCCTTGATTGTGTTGTACATTATGAAAATACTGTTCCTTTGTCATAGCTATTTATCTAAGAAAAACGTTTTGTTAACTACTCTATCATAATCATCATCAGTCATATCCTTTCTTCTTGGTAGCTCCTTGAACATACCAATCTGACCTAGGAAACCAAGACCAATTCTAATATCATCCTCACCATAACTGTTTTTGATTAGTCTGAGACTTCTGAAATACTTAGCACCATACTCATCTTTTAACTTATCTAAGTTATAACCTGATGGGTCTGCCACTTTGTATCTAAGAGGATCAAATAAAGCCATAACAATATCAGCATCATTCTGTGTAGAACTTGATTCTGCAAAGTCTTCTAGCTGTGGTTCTACATCACCATTCTTAATCCTCATAGGATTAGAAATAGATCTGTTGAACTGGCTAACCACCACTGGTGTATAACCATAGAAATCTCTTGCATATCTCAACTCATCTGACATCTTATCAATTGCTTCCTTTTTAGTAGGTTGATCCTTGGTTGTTTTCAATAAACCAATGTGATCAATCACTACAATAGTAACTTCATTCTCATGATTAGGAACATAGATCTTATTGAAATCATCAAGCTTCTCTATTGTACCATTCTCTAATGCATGGGCTTTCAGCTCTTTTGCAATACCTACAGGATTCTCAGGACCATCAATGATTGTAACACATTCATTTAGTTCTCCCATATAGTCTCTATATGTTAAGAACAAATCGTGCTCATCTTTAGTCATCTTTTCTTTCTGCCAGCCTAACATTTTACTAACAGGAATAATCATACCATAATCAAGGAATATTCTACGACTAACCCATTTGGCAAACTTATATGTTCTACTACGCTCCATAGAACGATAGATGATTTTAAGTTTTATATCTTGCCTATTCTGGACTGATCTATACCAATCAAAAGGATTAAGAACAAACGCATCATCTATAAAGCTAGTCTTACCAGAACCAGTAAGACCACCTACAAGAAAGTACATGCTCTTTCTAATTCCTACATAACGATTCAATCTATCGAATCCCATAGGTATACCATTGTTTCTATCTGATAGACCCAACTCCACTTCTTTTGCTAAATGTTCAAAACTCATAATTTATTGGTTTAATATTCTTTTTCACTTTCATCTCGCATACCATCTAGATAACCTTCATAGTTAGCTGCCTCTAGTTGTTCTCTTTCCATTTCTTTAGCTTGTTCTAAAATTTTAGGTAATTCTGATCCAGGTGTTATCCATACATTTTCAAATAACCACTCTACTGCTGTTTGTTGTTTCATAACTTTTCTATTTCTTGTTTAAGTTGTGCTAGTTCTTTCTGATGTTTGTAATTGTACACTCCTAATTTATTACAGTATTCTATAACTTTACTTAACGCTAGTAGTGCAAGCTTCTTACCATTTTCTTTCTCAATGGCTGGACTGAATCTATCATCCTCACTATCAGTTCCATCAGCATAATATCTGAATTCAGTAACCCATTGTTCTGCTTCTTGTTTCTTTGTCATATGTCTGTGCTCCCTGAGACTGGTGTATCAATCTCTTGTTTATGTCCTTCTCTAATTAATTCTATGAATGGTTCGAATGTACGTTGATTTAGATAGGTGAGACTATTCTGCATAAAGCTCATCTTATTCACACCAGTCTTGATTGAGTTGTTCACCTTTTGGTTAATCTCAAACTCTAATGCTTCAATTAGTTCTTTAATAGTATACTCTCCCTCATCTAATATCTTATTCAACTTCGCCTTACATTCATCTTTCTTATTTCTTAAGCTTCTAGTGCCTGTGAAACTCTTTCCATTAATCTTAAATGTATCAGTTCCTGGATAAGCTTTCCACCATAGTTCGAAATCATCAGATGTTTTCCTCTTCTTAACAAACTTAGTAGTCTCTTCTGCTGTTGTTAGAAACTCTAACACAGATTTGCCTGTTAATGTAAGTTTGTCTTCCACTGAAATAAGTCCTTTTCTATAAATGCCTTGGTAAAGAGCCTCCAATTTAGGAGATCCATTACAAAAGCTTTCAAGACATTCTTCTTCTTCAGCTAGTTTAAGCAAGAAAACCATATCTAATGAATAACCATTCTCTATGATTTGCTTAAAATGGGAGGTATGTAGGTTCAGATTCATCTTTTTTCTTTCTTTTGCGTTTATCTACTACCACTACTTGTGCAGGCTGTCTACCATATAGTTCTTCCTGCTCTGCTCTCTTTTGTTCTTCAAGCAAATATACGAAATCTTTCTGCCATTCCCTTTCCCAATCTTCAGTTAATAGTTCTTTTGTGCGTCCCATGATGTGTGTGTTTTAAGTTATTTTAATAGTTTTATTAGTTCTTCTTTAGCAATTAAGCTTTGCATTCTTGTATCTGTGCCTATATGAAATTCAATGAGTTGATTAGGACCTATTGGTGCATATTCTTTCCAATCATATACAAATGCCTCAAAGTCCTGCACTTGAAATGAGAAATCATAGTTTGATTTATCTTCTCCTGAGTTATTTTCCCACATTGGTTCACCTATTGCTTCAATAAGCTTGTTAACTGTTGTTATTACTGTTTGTCCATGAAATGAGCTCATAATAATTAAATTTGTTAGTAAATAAAAAAGGGCTCCTTGTGAGAGCCCTGTTAATAATCAATTTGATTAGAATTATAATACCTGTAATCCAAACTGCATCATGAACCATTCAAATGTGTCTTTTGCTTTGTTTGTATTACATTTAAAAACCTTTTTAAGCAAGGGAATAGCATATGCTCTGAATTGTGCATATTGATCTGGTGTTAATGACCAACCCACAATCCATGTTTCATCCATAATAGCATCCATCTTAGTCTTTCCAATTAGATTCAATTGGTATTCTAATAGGTGTTCTCCTATATTTAAACGATTTATCTTCATAGTGATTGCATAGCTTGCTTAATCTCGAACCAATGTCTAAGCTCATCAGGATGTAGATCTGGTGTACTTAATCTTTGATCCAACATAGCCATAGCATATGTCTTAGCTGTGCTATATCTAGCACCATAAGTTTGGTTCATAAGATTATAGTAATCATCTATTATCTCTTTAGCTTGTTCTGCTGGTTCTGGTTTTTTCATTTTATTTGTTTGATTTATGTTCTTTCCAATCTAGATAGAATCCTGTAGCTACAAGTATATTCATTCCAAAGGATGCTATTATTTCTGTTAAATCATCATATACGTTTAATGATAAATGAACATGACCTAACATCCAAAATGGAACAGTTAAATTATTAGCTATCCATCTTATTGCAAAGATGACGAATTTCACACTATAATTCTTCTATGATACCAAAGATCTCTGCAAAGATGAGTAAACATCCTGCAAATACTATTTGATCGTTAATTAATGTAATGCCAGCCATAACTCTTACAGCTGATTTGATTATACTTGCTACAAAGTGCAAATTTGTTTTTGATTCTTTCTTTTGCATAATTAAAATAATGACATTTGGTTAGGAATAACTACAACCTTACGCTTCTTGCCTTCTAGTTGTATCTTACTCACAATTCTATTTGCTTTCTCTATGTAATAATCATAATTGATATTACTCATATCATGATCCTTGGTAAGATGATTACACACTGTACACAGCCACTCACCAGCCTCAACTTGACTTACAGCTGCAGCATTTGTTTCACAATCCTCATTCTTTATCTTCAGGAGCTTCTCTCCTGTGTTTGATACATAATATCTTATGAGTTTGTTGTATACATTTTTCTGACCAGTGGTTTTGTTGTGCCCTTCGTAGTGGAAGTTTTTACTCGCTTTTTGACGAATGGCGAAATCAAAGATGTTATCATGACCTTTGATAGTAATATCAACAGGAACCCCATGAACATAGTACTGCTCCAAAGCAATCGAAACAATGCGACCAGACTTATTCTTATGCAATTCAAAATCTGTAAGAAAGTCACCTTTTTTCTTAATCTCTCCATCTGTCTTAATAGCTAAGTAATCATTCACTGTGCTAAATATAATCTTAGCATAGTCTGTACGTTCTAACTCATATTGTGTTAGATCCATCCACCACTTATTGATGTCATGCATTTTTTGCACATCATCTTTGTGGATCATAATTGTTACACCATCAGTGTTAGCTGAAATAACATGTAATCCTTGCATTTCATAAGCCTCGATAAGCATCATTAAACTTAGCTCACCAGTAATAGTAGTGAACATAGTTAATTGTCTGTCATAGATCCAAGATTGCATATCACTAGACTTACCATAAACAGAGTTTACAGCAAGCTTTAGTGCTCCTACAATACCTTTAATCTTCTTATCGTTCTTAGCTAATGGTTTGAGCTCCAATCGTTTCTCAAACATATGAGTGTAACCACGAAGGAACTCTTTACCCAAATGTGCAGGGTATTTACCATTGTTAATGATAATAGCTGGATAATAAGAGCTCACATCCCAATCAATTATGAGATGATCTTCATCAGCTTCAAATACCTTAGGCTTGTTCTCTGTATGCAGACCACCTTTCATGAATGAATACACATTATCATAGAAGTGTATCTCTTCTTTAAAGTCATCCTGAAGTCCAAGCTTAAGCTTTCTCACTCTGGTATAGAACTCTTGTAGCTCTGGTGTCTGGAATGCTACATAATGAGCAATACAATCTTTAACAGGTACTTCCTTGCGAAAGGTTCCTTTCTTGATTATATCTGAAGGCTGTATGTTCTTCTCCTGACAGTAGAACTTCTTAATCATCTCATCACCAATCTTACTATCAGAATAGTTTAAGCATGGTATGCCAAACTCTTCTAATATATCAAGTCTTAGATCGATTTGATTATTACCCTTGTATAATGGATGTTCTGTATCACCTGTAGTAATCTTATAGAACTCGAAGGTAGCCATAACATCATTCCTACAATAATCCTTAGTGAGTTGTATCTCTTCAGGAGTCATGTTGGTTTTGGAATGATGTATAGGCATCTCTTCAATGTTCTCAAGATCCATCTCAAACTCTAGTCTCTTCAGACTAACCATACGATTCTTATTATCATAGTGGTTGATCTTGAATATATCTATTTGTTTGAGGGTGAGCCATTCTTCTCTATACTCAGGAAATATGTCATAGTTAGCATCATGTATCACATCAGCTGCTTTCTGTGCAATCTTAGCACACACTTCTAATGCTGATAGCTCATGCCAATGTTCATGGTTCCTGAGTATCCATTCTACCACTTGACTATCAAAGCGTAAGTTGTTGTAACCCACCCAATAATAGTCCTTATAAATTTCAGCAAATCTAACGAAAGCATCTAACTGATTTCTATCTCTACTCACCTCAAACTCCTGGTATTTCTTGTTCTCTGGATTGTAGATACCAATTAGGAATAACTCCTGCATGGTTTCTATATCGTAAATTAGTGCTTCCATTGGTTTCTAGTTTTAAATAATTTGTTTAATCTTATTAATGTAGTTCTTGTCTTCTGCGTAATTCCTTCTTAGATATTTGAGATAGGCACTTTTTGTTGGTGCTCTGTGAATCATTTTATCTTGCCATAGTTTGTAATCCTTTATTGATTGGATCCAATTTGTGTATTTAGCATGATTTCTACTCTCTCCAACAGCTGTGGTTTGTCTTCTATAAGGAAGCTTCATACCAAACATGTTGTTGTTCTCTCTAAATATCTTAGAGGTAAAGTTGCCTGTTTCTATTTTTGCTTGAGCTAGTACAACATCTGGATAGGCTACTCCTATTTTTACTAGTTGTTTGTAAACGTTTAGCTCTGAGAATGAAATAACTTGTGTGATTATTTCATAATTGTTTTGATTAGTCTTTGATAACACAATCAGTGATAGAAACACTGTTAACAATAATCTTTTCATTATTCTAGGTTAAGTGAACACTAGAAGTTTGGGTTTGTTATCATTAAGTCGTAATTAGTAAAACCATCATATTGCCTATCATCTGCGTACACACGCTGAGCAATATCCTTAAATGATACGTCCCTCTCCTTCATACGTTCCATTCTTATCTGTATATCTATGTTTAGATATATGACAAAAAGAGAACTTCTGAACTCCTCAGACATGGTGTTAATCACTTCAACATTAAGAATTACACAATCACACGCATCATACGCTTTTTTAGTGATTCCATAATAATGTCCATTGAACTGCTGATGAAGGAGCATTTCACCTGTTCTGATAGCTTCGATAAATATCTCTTCACTAACAAAATGGTAATCCTTTCCCTCTATCTCACCTTCCCTAGGAGCTCTTGATGTGGTAGACACACCAAATTTCATACCTCTTTTAATCATTTGTTTTCTTAAATGATCTTTACCAGAGGCAGCTTTTCCTACGATAGCTATTTTGGTTTTCATTGGTTTTACTTAATCTTAATAGCTAATGTACGATTAAAGAAACTAATTTCCAAATAAATTTTATCATAACCACCTCTATATGCCTTATCGAAATAAAGTCTAATAGCAGGGATTATAAAAAAGTTGTTTGATTCTGTCAGCATTCTAAAGATTGCTGTTTTTCTTTTCTTGTAATAATTACTCGTTTTCTTCATAATAATCTTCATTTTGATCATGACCACAGCCATCATCATTCTTTTCTTTTACTTCATCCTTATCCCATTGTTCTAACATGTCACGAAATAATATCTCTCCATACACATGTTTAACATCATAATCAATCTCACCACCTAAATTATGCTCTTGAATGAGCTCCTTGAGCTGATCAACAGTCATCACACTGAGTGATTTCTTTTGTTGGTGCTGAGTCATTAGATGATCATTCCTATGATTGTACCTGTTAATATTCCACCAATAATACCTAAGATTAATACTTTTTGATGAATACGTTCTTGCTCAAGTAGTTCATTTCTGTAACTCTCTTCAATGTCTTCACATACTACTGCCTGATCCTCATTGATTTCCTTGATTTGTTTCTTTAACTTCTTACCATAAGCTGTCAATGCTTCAATTTTCTCCTTTTGAGCAGTGATGATTTGGTTAAGAGTGTCTTCTTTTGCAGATGCTAATACACCTATCTCTTTTTTCTTTGTCATGATTTAATTAATTGTGTGTGTGAAAAAAATACACCAGAGACTTTTACATCCCTGGTGTATAACCTTTAAACTAATGAAAACAACTCCTTGACAAGTTGTTGTGGAGGTGAAGAGATTCGAACTCTTGTCCTGTTGCAGCAGTTAAATAACAATTTATTACAAGCTTAGATCTAAATGATCAGTGTGAGGGATAACCAGAGGTTATCGATTCCACCAGCTAGTTTATAGTTCTAGCAAACTCAACATTTGTAATGATTCTGTTCCTAGGTTCATTACAACCCAAATAGATTAAGCAGCTACTGCTAAATCTGCTCCTACGAAAGACATTGCATCTTCGAAAGAGAAAGTTGACTTATTGTCGTTTATTGTTTGAATGTACATTTTATAGTGCTATACCATTCATTGCACTGCTTGTTGTTAATCACTTTTATTACCCAGTCAATTCCATACACCCCCAATGTTAGATTACTTCAAATTGATCTATATCAGGATCAATACATAAACCTTTCCCTTGTCTACGCTCCCACATTATATGCATTAAACCTACACCATCAATTCTCACAACCTTTCCTGTAGTACCTGGTTTTACAGGATCATCATAGAACATTTTAATCAGCTTAATCTTCTTTCCTACTAAGTTTTCCATCTTTTAATTGATCAATAGTTAATAGTAATAAGAATAGAACTAATATACCAAATACATTCACTTCAAGTATGTGTATACGTAAGAATATAATTCTATACATAAACACTAAGCAATATATTATGGATGTAATTCTTACAAAGTTAATAAACATTTTCATAATTTTCTAATTTTTGGTGAATAATTAAATAAATGGGCTAACCATTACAGCTAGCCCTTTATTCTCACACATCACTATTCTTTTGTTTCTTCTTCCCATCCACAATTATTGCAGATGATTTGGTCTGATGAATTATATACTACATCTGGTGAACCACATTCATCACAAAAAATACCATAATCATCATAATCCTCAGGATCTGCATCAGTCCAATCAACAGTGATTATAACCTTGCCTTCTGCAAGTGTTGGTTCACCTGTTTCACCATCAACATCAATCAACACAAATCCTCCCTCATAGTTAATGATATAATTAAGATCATTTAGTGTTACATCTCTTAGCTCATCAGTATCTTCCCCTTCATCAAACCAACCAATTTCATCTGGTGTGGCTAGAATAGCTGGAATGCTACCATCCATATACTCTTCAACAATAAATGGCTTCACAGGATAACCATGAAACGTTATAAATTTCTCTTCTTCCTCAGGAGAACGAAATACCTGATCTAACTCAAATATTTCCTTCTCCTCACTGAAAGTTCTAATAAACCACATGCCTTTCTTAAGACCATCTGGTACGTATGATTTAAATACGATTTGTGCTTGAAAATACATTAATAACCTAAATAATCAAGAATCTTTGCATCTGCTTCCACAAATACATATCCACTTGCTATTGAGCATGTGAACATGATGTGAAACTTCTGTGCTAATTCTTTAAATAAATAAAATTCTGTTGCTGTGAGTGTGATTGTTTTCATGGTTAATAGGATTTTTCTTCTACAAGAGTTGATCCTGTAGAAAGGTTAATTGATTTTTTAATTGATGCACGTTCATCATTTAGCTTGTACACTGATCGTGCTAGTGTAATAAAATAATCATCGAATCTTTCTTGCTGTTCACATAATCTAAGTTCATCTTCTACATCCCACAACTTCTCATTGACTGCTCTTAAAGCTAGATGGGTCTTATATTTAAAACCTCTCATTCTTTCAATTGCTGTGGTTAATAAGGAAAGTTCTTTCTTTATGTTCTCTAGCTTTGATTCATCTGTTATTCTTTCTTTCTTAATGCAAAGAATAGTATACTTATCTACTATTTCTCCATTTGATACTTCTATTTGCATAATGTGTAACGATTAACCTATACATCGTGAGGTTTTGATTTATTAAGCTACGAAATATTGTTTGATTGTAACAACACGCATTCCATCAAATTTATGTGTTGATACAATAGATTCGTGAATAGGTGTTGAAACACTTACTCTTTTCTGGTTCTTTGTATTTACACTTTTAAAGGATGTGCTGTTAACTGAAAAACCTTTAACTTTGGTTCTTAGACCACCATACCAAGCTTGACTAACTGCTGATTGTGTTACGTTTAATTCATCAGCCACTCTTGAAAATGCTTCCTTAAGATTGTTTGGTGAATCTTGTACATGTCTTGATACTGTTTCAATTGCTTTTTTGCTTGACCATTTCATTAATTTTCTCATGATTTCTAGTTTTTAAATTGTTTGTGAATTGTTTTTGTTTTTGATTCTGTTCATAATCTCTTGTTGTCTGTAGGACAAAGGAGTTGCTTGTTTCGAGATGCTCTTGAGAAAATCTTTTTCCCATTGAGTAAGAGGTTTAGAAACCTTGTTCTTATTCTTACCAATCTTCGATTTAGCTTTCTTTTGTTCTATCTGCTTACGAGATTTACCTTTTAGTGAGCCTGCTTTGAATAGAAAGATATCACTATTCCAAATGCTGCCCATGACTAATTGTTTCTTTGTTGTGTGAATCTAATTAGCATCACTGTATATAGAATACAGAATAGAATAAATCCTAATGCTATTTCCTTACTAAGTAAGGTTAATAGAATAGCAATAGCAAATACAATTGCTGTACCTATTAATGATGATGTTGCTGATGTGTAAGAACTCTTTTGCTCCTTGGCAATAATAGGCTCTTTAAATTTGTTCTGTGCTTTCATTGTTTAATTGTTTTCTAATGTTCCATTCTAATTCTCTTTGGTGTTGTTCATTACAATCAGAACAAACCATAAGACCAATAATCTCACCATATAATATCTCTGTAATAGGATATACATAATCAGTCTTACCATAACACATATCACAATGTGTAATACATGCTTTCTTTGTTTTTACTGCTTTCATTGTTCTAACGTCTAAATGTTGTACATTGATTACCATAATTTGCTCTCATCTTTGTTGGATAACAAGATGTTGTAATACATGTAGCTACTACACATACCACTAATAATTTAATTGCTTTCATTGTTTCTGTGTGTGTAAATAAAAAAAGCACAGGGCTCACTACTTCCCTGTGCATTAACTAACCAATTATAAACTAACCATCATCTAGCAACCCTTAGTAGAATCAGCTAGACAATTTCTTCAAACGTGCTTTACGTTCTTCTTTCTGCTCATATAAATGAGGAAACTTTGTTTGTATAATAGCAGTGAGTCTATTGTACACTGCTGTATTTAATCCTATTGTAGCACCCTTACTATATAATGTGTTCCATAGGAATACAGGATCGTTACTAATTAACCATCCAACTCTTTTCCAAATAGTCTTGCCATTCTCATCAACAGAATAGGCAATCATTGTTAAATCATCATGTTTAGCCATATGCGTATTAATCTTCTAATTCTTCTTCCTCTAATTGTTCTATCAGTTCTTTCAGAATATCAATCTGAGCTCTCACTTCATTATAAGATTCAACAGATTGTACATATTCATCAGCAGAAGCCCAAGAACCATTTTCAACATCTTCAATAATTCTATAATGTTTTGCATTTAGAAAACCTATACTTCCTACTTGATCTGTTTTAAGTTCTTCTATTTTAGCTTCTAAAACTTTAATAAACTTTTCCATATTGTTGTTTTTTAATTATAATCAAGGCCTCTCACCTATTTGTATGTTTGTAGCTAACATATAAGCTCTATTAAAATAAAAGCAGTTTGTATAGACATGCTTAGGTCTAACTTAAGTGTGTTTAAAATCCTAAATCCCATTTAAGCTGTATATACATCTCTCTTGCTGGAAGAATAGCTAACCACCAACCAAAGAACATACTATATACTGTTCTCCAACCATCGTTAGTTATAATCTGTGTATAAGGCTTAAATATAATACCCACCAAGGATATAATATAGAATATACATATAAAGGATAATACATATATTGTTATTAATGCTAATGTTTTCATTGTTCTGTTTAGTTTAGTTTAAATTGATTTGTTATTTAATATACTTACATCTATTGAGCATATCTAAATGATCTTCCTCTGTACCAATAAAGAACCACTTATCTATCTTTCTATCAACTCTTGCTAATAGTTTAGTTCTCAACACTGGTAATAGATAATTGTATTGTTCTCTTGTTATTTGAAATGAATAATCTCTTTGCATGTTATTGTTATTTAATATAAGCCCTGTTCAAGCCCATAATATTAATACTCTATATATAGGAACATTATTTAAATATACTATATATAATCTTCAATACCATAAAGAATAGTTTATATATAAATAATACTATAGGTATCATAAGTATTGCTAGTATCATCTCTATTATATTCATGTTGTTTAATTAATGCTATATATTTCGTTAAGTTTACCCATTTATAGCTACCACGTTTTACCACTATTTACCACTTACTGTCCCCACCTCACTTCTCATTTGTTCAACAAAAAAGTTTTTACGAGGGAGAAATAAACTTTTTCCTTATATATATAGGAAGATTGTTGGATTTAACTACCCACCCAAAGAAGGATCTTTCCCACCCTTATACATGTTTAATAAAAGGGGGCTGTTAAGCCCCCATTAGATTAAGCAATTAAGTCAGCAAAAGAAACAGCCTCAACTTTGTAGTCTGTAGCTTTCAAGTCTTTAACAGCAAACTCAATTAAACCACCACCTGGAAGGCTAATGAAAGGAATACCACTCTCACCATAAAGAACTTCGAAGTTTAGTAAGTGATCAACCTTGATAGATTTATCACGTAAGCCATCACTAACCTTTTGTGAGCAAGTAACTCCTAAAGAAGTACCATCTTCTTTCTTAAGGATAAGCTTAACTCGAACGCTCTCGTTCTTTAAGTTGCTTGGGATAAAAGCTACTGTACCATTTGGACCAATAGCTTTGCCCACTGTGCCTAATGAGGTTAGAGTTGACTCTACTGCCTGATAATTTTCGAATACTAATTCCATTTTGTTTTTGTTTATAAGATTAATAAATTGCTGGGGGGTATCCCCAACTTGTCAAATTATGGGTGGGGTAGCAATTGGAGTTAGTCTCCCCTCCCATACATACAAGGCATTGGGGGTATTTAGAAAAAAATTTTTTTCTCTGGCTCAAACGTCCCACCAGCTATCACACACCCACCAGAGATACACGCTAATTGTTCTCGCCCAATTCTGCAATTGATAGGGCTCATCAGGAAAAATAATTCAGCTCATCCTCAGACACTTAAAGCATCAATGTGTTAAATGTGAAAACTGTTGTTTGTTAAATGTGAAAAAAATGTTTTATCTTTGGGGGTGGGTGGGGATGTGGCATGAGAGAACACATTCCTGAATAGCACATGATATTAACAAGAACAATATGCTTTATTTATTATTAATACTCCTAGCTCTATTGATTATGTCTTTAGTGTATGGATTTAGAAAACATCTAGGGATAGATTTGGTATTTGAGGTTAATCAATTCTCTAGTCCTTATCACCATTTTGGTATATCATTCTTTGGAGAAGATGATGAGAGAGGGTTCTTAGCTGAGAAGTTAGTTATAGGGCTAGTGTTTGTTAATGTTGTAATAGTGTTCTACAAGCATAAAGATGAGATTTAATGCATAATATAGCTTTAGTTAAAATATTTGTATTGTACAATATAATTTAACTGTCTATCTTTGTAATTAATTACGTAATAAAATGGAACAACCAACAATAATAGTCCAGAAGCTTAAGATACAACAGGAGGATGATTTCCTGTTAGCAGAAAAGTATTATTCTATTCTGTCTGTGCTTAATGATTTGAAGCTAACACATAGAGAGACACAACTCATTGCATTCACAGCTATTAAGGGGAACATTTCTTATAAGCATTTGAGAGAGGAGTTCTGTATTAAGTATAATACTAGCTCTCCTACGATTAATAACATGATAAGTAAGCTGAAGAAGATGTCAGTGTTAGTGAAGGATAAGAGTAAGGTGAAGGTTAACCCTGTCATCATCCTTAAGTTTGCTAATGATATTAAGCTTGATATAACGTTGTCACATGGATAAGCCAAGGAGTCTTTCGATAAAGGATTACATCATCAGAAAGATGTCGATTAAGCTAAACACCTCTGAGAAGATAATAGAATCAGTGGTTAATCACCAGTTCCAGTCAGCGACATTAGCATTCAACGATCAGAAGAGTGTAGAGCTTTCAGGCTTTGGTAAGTTTCTGTTCAATGAGAAGAAGGCAGTGAAGAAGATGGAGACAATGTTGATTCAGAAGCAGGTGCTAGAACAAACCATTGTAGACGAAACAGCTACAGACAGAAAACGTAAAGCTGCAGAAGTAAAACTACAGTCCCTTTTACAGGCAATTGAGATATTAAAACCAAAAATAGATTATGAACCTAAGTCAGATATACGAGGGTTGGAGGAACAAGTTGATTCCTCCAGCAGCAATTAAAGATATTATTCAAGAGACTAGTGAAGACAGAATGCTTGTATGCAATGCATGTCCTCACCATTCTAAGAATCATAAGAGTGTTAGACCAGATGCACATTGCACATATTGTGGATGTACATTGTCAGCTAAAACAAAATGCTTATCTTGCAGCTGTCCCATAAAGAAATGGGAAGCTGTATTGACAGCAGAACAAGAGCAAGAGATTAAAGGTAATGGAGGAGAACAACAAAAAGAAGGAAGTGATTCTTAGAAAGATAGCCCTTCAAAAGTTTATTGAAACATTAGTAGATGTATACAATTCAGGTGCTGATTATGTAGACATTATTGGAACCCCTGACGAGAATCAAGATACTATAGGTATTGTTGTTCATGAGGAATATCTTTCTAAGGATGATATGCAGATTGAATTTATTGTTGATGATGAAGAGGATGAGGAAGAAGAATATATAGAACCAAATGATAAACCACTGTCTGATGAGGACATAAATGATTTGATATGAGCAGGAAACCATCAGATTTCAGCCAAATAATTACATTGCTGAATGAGCTACACAAAAGCTTTCCTAAGTATAATATAGGAAGACACATATCAACAGCCCTAGATGGGTCTGATTTATGGGGAATATCAGACAAACAATTACTTGCTGCATTACAGAAGTATAGAGAGGAAAGAGAAATAGATAGTCCTTATACAAACGAAAGAGAGCTAGATGCCATTATAAGTGATGGTATGAATCTAGATCACTTGTTTGATGAAGACGAATACTAAAACAACCATATAATGGCAAAGAATACCAAAACTACATATATAAACACTGAGCTCGATTGGGCTGAGGAACAATTATCATCTTGGAAAGCATATGTTGATGCTAATCCAATGCATGAATTAAAAGATAGAATTGAATGGAAACCTACAGCTAAAGGAGGAATGTTACCAATGGTGATTGCTTCAATAGAATCACAGGGTAAATTCATCCAGGAAACTATGAAGAACTACCTTGCTTTATTAGAAGTGGTAGATAAACTACGTAGTGTTGAAGAAGCTAAGGTGGAAGTGAGAGGTAAAGTGGAGATGTCTTCTATGGCAGAGAAGTGGATGAAGAATAGAAAATAATGGAGATACAACATATAGATTACTCAGACTGGTTCCTTAACCAGAAACGTATTCCAGATAAGGAGAGCGAAGAGTATGATATGTTCTTTGACTTTCATAGGGAACTATGTACAAATGGTGCAATGATGAATGGTGTATATATAAACCCATTCTTATATTGGCATTTAAACATCTGGCATACAGAGGTGGATGTTATGGATGAGAGAGGTAGAATTGCACAGAAATATGCTAATCCTTTACTTAGAGATAATGAATGGTTAGTAACCAATGAGATAGATAGGGCACATGCAGAGAAAAAAGGACTAGTAATCCTTGGTATTCGACGTTTTGCTAAGTCTGTTATTGAGGCTAGTTATATAGGATGGGGAGCTACATTTGATGAGAACTCCCAGAACATTATTGCTGGTTTGAATGCACCAGATATAAAACTAATCACAGATAAGATTGATAAAGGATTAAACTTCTTACCAGAAGCGTGGAGATGGCAAAGAATTGAGGATAACTGGAAGAACCAAGTGACACTTGGAATTAAGACTAAATCAGGAGAGAGAATACCATTCTCTCAGATTCTTATACGTAACTTAGATGAAGGTAATAATGAAGAGGCTATCGCAGGTACTAAACCTAGAAAGCTAATCATTGATGAGATTGGTAAAGGTAATTTCTTAAGAGGTTTGCAAGCAGCAACACCAGGTTTTACAACACCATTTGGTTGGGGTTGTTCTCCTATTTTAACAGGAACTGGTGGTGATATGAAGAAGTTCATGGATGCAAAGAGCTTAATGTTTGATGTAAACAACTTTAACTTCCTAGAATATAACAACCAAAAGGATGAAAATAGAATACATGGCTTATTCATTTCTGCTAAATACAGGATGGAAGCTAAAGAGGAATCTACACTTGGAGCTTATCTCAATGAGCCAGAGTCTAGTGATCTCAATAACGTACCAATGTTAGTTAGTAATGAAGAGAAAGCTATTCAACTAACTAATGATAACCTAGATAAACTCAAAAAAGCTGGTGATAGAATCGCCTATCTCAAAGAGAAAATGTACTATCCACAAGAAGTGGATGATATATTCTTGAATGAAGATACCAATATATTTGATATTGAAGCAGCTAAACGTCAGAAGATCAGACTTTTACAACAAGAACGCACAGGAACACCTGTAGTTTTGTATAGTGAAGATGGAACTATCAAACATGAGTTTACAGATAAACAACCAATAACCAACTTCCCATTAAAGAATTCAGATCAAAAAGATGCTCCTGTAATTATATATGAGTTTCCTATTGAGAATCCTCCTTATGGGTTATATGTTGCTGGAGTCGATCCATATAGACAAGGAAAATCTGAATATAGCTCATCATTAGGATCTGTATACATATATAAACGTATGCATGAAATCACTGGTGAGAAGTATCAAGATATGTTTGTAGCAAGTTATTGTGCTCGTCCTGATAAGAAAGAAACTTGGGAAGAACAAGCTCGCTATTTAATTAAATACTTTAATGCTAGAACTCTCGTGGAAAATGACGAGATTAGCTTTATTGAATATATGAAATCTAAGGGAGATGCTCATTATTTAGAACGTCAACCACAATGGTTAATGGAAGTTGTTCCTAATACCACTGTAAGACGTGAGTATGGTATACATAGATCCTCTGAGAAGATAAGAAACTATTTGCATAGCTGTCTTAAGAACTATATGGAGGAAGTGATATACACAGAAAAGGATGAAGAGGGTAATGTAACTAAAGAGTTACAAGGTGTTGGTAAGATATTTGATCCTGTCCTATTAGAAGAGATTATACAATATAATGATTCTGGTAACTTTGATAGAATCATTGCTGCTGAGCTTGCAATAGCTCAAGCTTTGAAAATGAACCCTATCATGGGAAAAGTTGGTGGTAGTGGAGATGAAAGAATAGTATCAATGTTTAAACCAAACAAAAAGAATCAATTATTTACAGAGTCAAGAGGACTCTTTCATACAAAGAAAAAAAATAAACTGTTCACGTAATGGCAATAATTAGATATACCAAAGATGCTACCATACGTTATGCGTATCTAAACATCTTCCCTGATCAATTCAAAACTGATAGGGAAAAGCAGGATGAAAGCTGGATTAAGAATACAATGGACTACTTTGCAAACAAAGCTTATGCTGAGTATGTAAAGAACAGGGATACATTTGTAAAAAATTATGATTTGGTAAAAGGTATTCTTCGTATGGAGGATTTTTACCAAGAGCCTGAGGTTAAGAGTTTTACAGATATGCTTACAGCAGATCTTGCTCTTCCTGCATACGTTAAACATTATTCTATCCTAACCACTCCTATTAATGAGTTAGTTGGTGAGATATCTAAACGTCCAGATACATTTAGAGTGAAAGCTTTTGATGATGATTCTAAAGCAGAAGAACTAGAGTTTAAAACTGGTATTCTTCAGGAATATGTTATTCAACAAGCTAAACAAAAGATATTAGAACAAGCATCTTTGTCTGGACAAGAGATTGATGAAGAACAACTTCAACAAATGACAGCAGAAGATGTTAAGGATGAATTAGATAGCTACACATCTATTGCTGAGAAGTGGGCTAATCACGTTCTTACATGTCAAAAAGCTGAGTTTAATATAAAAGAAAAATCAGAAGATTCATTCAGAGATATGCTCATCTCTGCTCGTGAGTTCTATCATATCTATGAGGATAACTCTAAAACAGGATTTAACGTAGAGGTTGCTAACCCTAAGAACACTTGGTTCCTTACTACACCAGATAGAAAATATATATCAGATCCTACAGGTAGAGCACAGGGTGCATATGCTGCAGGTATGGTGAATGTAATGGAGTTATCTGAGATTATTGAAACATTCCCTGATATTACTAAAGAGGAAATAGATCACCTTAGATCTTCTCTTCAGGATTATGGTTTGATCAACGTGAGAGAATCTAATCTTGGTAATGATGCAATTTCTCCAGGTATTGACTCTGTTCAATATGATACATTTGATCCATTAGTGTTACAAACAAGAATGATGATTGAAGGTGAGATGAAAGAAAATAATGATGGTCTTCAGGATTTCTTAGGCTTAACTTCTAACGTATCTTCTTTTGGTTATAAATATGTTGTTGTTCGTGCGTATTGGATTTCTAAGAAAAAGATTGGTAAACTAATCTATACAGATGAAATGGGTAATGAACAATCAATCCTTGTAGATGAGAATTACAAATCAGGAACTATTCCTACACAAATCTCATTAGAATGGGGATGGATTAACCAATGGTATCAAGGTATAAAGATTGGACCAGACATCTATCACATTAAACCTTATAAGCTTCTTAATTATTGTCCTATCATTGGTATAACCCACGAGGTTAAAAATACAGAAGCAAAATCATTAGTAGATCTAATGAAACCTTTCCAAGTAATCTATAATGTTTGTATGAATCAATTATACAAATTATTAGAGAAAGAAGTTGGTAAGGTGCAATTAATGTCTATTAGACATATTCCTATTCCTAAAGATGGAGATGCACAAGATGCATTGGATGTATGGGAAATGGAAGCACGTAACAGAGGTGTTGTGTTTATTGATGATTCTCCTGAGAACTTGAAGAGTCCATCTAGCTTTAATCAATTTACAAGCTTAGACCTTACACGTACACAAGAGATTCAAGCTAGATATACATTAGCACAACAAATTAAGAATGAGTGTTGGGAACTTATAGGTATGTCTAGACAGCGTATGGGATCTATCTCAGCGTCTGAATCTGCTACAGGTACACAAACTGCTATTCAACAATCATACTCTCAGACAGAGCCTCTATTCGTGGCACACGAGTATGTATTAGGTCAGTTATACCAAGCAATCATCGATGCTGCATTATATGTTGAAAGTGCTAAACCACAATCAACCCTAAGTTACATCACTTCTGAAGGAGAATCTGCATTCGTACAAGTGAATGGTTCTGATTTGAAATTCAGAGATTTGAAAGTGTTCTTGACTAATCGTCCTGAGGATACACAAATGTTTAATGAGCTTCGTCAATTGGCACAACCTTTGATGCAGAATGGTGGAAGCTTGTATGATGTTATTGAATTATATTCTACCAAGTCTATGAGACAAATGAAGAAAACCTTCAAAACTCTTAGAGATAAACAAGAAGCAATGCAACAACAGCAAATTCAACAACAGCAACAACAAATTGAACAATCTGGTAAAATTGCTCAGGCTCAATTAGCACAAGCTGAACAAATGAAACAGCAAGATATTGCTCATGAGGATTACCAAAATGAGTTAGATAGAATCAATAAGAAAGAAATTGCTCTTATTAATGCTGAATCTAAATCAGGTCCTCTATCTGATATTGACATGAGTGGAACTCCTGATGTATTAGAATTAAATAAGCTTGCTAGTGATCAATCTAAAGCAATGAAAGATTATGAGATGAAGATGGCTCAGATTAACTCTCAGAATCAACAAGCTGTTAATAAATTAGAAATAGAAAGAGAAAAATTAAAGGTTGCTAGAGAGAATCAAGCAAACGATTTAGCAGTGGCTAAAGAGAATGCAAAGGGTAGAGCAAACAAAAAATCAAAATAGGTTAACCTTTTTGATTAGAAGAAAAAATATTAATGCTATATTATTTTGAAAATATAAGCAGAAGTATATATAACTCTTTGTTATTCAACTAATCTTGCATAATTTTACATTACAAACCAAAATAAAAAAGAACTACATATGGCTGAAAACTTAGATAATCCTTCATTTGGAGGTAACTTTGGTATACAGGATACTATGGAAATGGGCTTAGGTAACGCAGAACTATTAAATGATTTGCTAGGACCTGACACCACAACTAGTAGTCCTGATGATCTTCAAGATATTGTTAAAGAGGTTGAAGATCCTGCACCAGCAAAAACAAAACCTGCTGCTGCTAAAACTATTGGAGATGATATTGTTGAGAAATCAACAGACAAATCTGATGAGGATAAAAAACAAGATCTGACAGATTTCTTATTAGGAGATCCTGAAGATGGAGAAGAAGATACTGATGATGCTCCTGTTGCAAAACCTGCAGAAAAAGCTGAATCAGAAGAAGAAGATGTTGAGGATGTTGCATCAACTAAATTTGAAGCTTTAGCAAATGACCTATTTAACTTAGGTGTATTTACTAAGGATGATGAAGATGAAGATATTGCTATCAACACTCCTGAAGAGTTTCTTGAAAGATTCCAAGCTGAAAAGAAAAAGGGTGCAATTGAAGTGGTTAATAACTTCATTGGACAATTTGGAGAAGATTATCAACAAGCATTTGATGCCATATTTGTAAAAGGGGTTGACCCTAAAGAGTACTTTGGTACTTATAATAATATTGCAAACTTCTCTGATATGGACCTTTCTCAGGAAGGTAATCAGGTTGCAGTTATAAAACAAGCATTGTCAGATCAAGGTTTTGATCCTGAAGATGTTGAAACAGAAGTAGAGAGACTAAAGAATTATGGTGATCTTGAAACTGTAGCAACTAAACACCATAAAGTGTTAGTTAAAAAGGAAGCTCAAAAGCTTGCTCAATTAGAACAAAAGGCTGAAGTTGAATTACAACAGAAAGCTGCAATTAAAAACCAATACATACAAAACGTTCAGACTATCCTACAAGATAAGCTGAAAGCTAAAGAGTTTGATGGTATTCCATTAAATCCTAAAATAGCTGGTGAACTACAAGACTTCCTTTTGGTAGATAAGTACAAAACAAATTCTGGTGAAACATTAACAGACTTTGATCGTACTATTCTAGAGTTAAAGAGACCTGAGAACCATGCTATGAAGGTTAAACTTGGATTACTCTTAAAGATCTTAGAAAAAGATCCAACACTCTCTACAATTCAAAAGACTGGTGTAACAAAAAAATCAAATGAATTATTTGGTCAGGTTGCTAGACAGGTTGAGAAAAGTGCTACAAAAGGAAATAAGTCAAGTGGTAACCCAACATCCTGGTTCCAATAATTTTTTAAACAATAATCTAAAAAGAATAACAAAATGGCAATTCAAACAATCCCAGGTCTAACTGGTTTTACTTATGCTCGTGTTGCGTCTATGGACAAACGTGCTGTTGGTAAACTAACTGACTCAAATCACTTGGAGTCTTTCCACTCCACTGAGCCTGCTGATTATGACAAAAAGATCATCTCTTTGTATACTCAGAGCTCATTGTACAGTAATGATTTCTTGGACATGATCAACAAGAGCACACCTTATTACATTGATAATAACAGTGATGCTTGGAAATGGCAAGTTCAGGTTCCTTACAAATTCCCTAAAATCATTGACATCACTGATTCAACTGCAGCTTTAATCCTTGCAGGTAAAACAGGTATCGATGGCCAAGAGTTCACTTTAGTATTAGATACTAATGAGTTCTCTAAAAATGCTATCGTTTCTGTAGGTACTCGTCAATATGGTCCACGTTTCTACGTGATCAAAGATCCTCAACCATTCAACATTGGTTACTTGTACACCTTCACTTTGGTTACTGATAACCCAACTGTAGATTTCGTTAATCCAGTGTTCTTACAAGCTGGTGTGGAATTAGAGTTAGTTGATGCTGCTATTGGTGAGTTTGATCAAGACTTATTAGGTCTTCCTCGTTTAGGTGAGCAAATCACTATGTTCGAATCTTTAGGTTCTGCATATGGTTTTGAGCACAAAATCACTGAGTGGGCTGATGACAAGATGATGCGTGATGCTTCTGGTAAGCCACTTGACATTTTAGTTTATGCTCCTCAACGTCGTAACCAATTACCTTTAACTCGTAATGATGTTAAATGGGAACCATTCATTGAGTTCTGGATGCGTAAATCTATGTTAGAATTAAAAGTTAAACGTATGATCTGGTCTAAACCAGGTACTGTTAAAACTAATGGTTCTAAACAAGAGTTAAAACGTACTTCAGCTGGTGTTTACCACAGAATGCGTAACAATGGTAACTTAGTACAGTACAATCGTGGAGAGTTCTCTGCAAACTTAATTCGTGCTGTCTTTGGAGATTTGTTCTATCGTCGTGTGGATGTTAAAGATCGTCGTGTTAAAATGTACACTAACGAGGCTGGTTTTGACGTATTCCAACAAGCTTTAAAAACTGACGCTTTAAATTCAGGTTTAACTTTCATGGCTGATTCTGGTAATCGCTACATGCAAGGAGAAGGTCAACACATCACTTACAACTTTGCATTCGATGCAATGGTTACTCGTGAGACTGGTCGTGTTGAATTGATCCACTTGAAAGAATTAGATTTACCACAATCTAACTTAGAATTTGGTCAGAACAAAAAATCTACTCCAGTATTCATGGTATTTGATGTATCTCCAATGAGCGATGGTTCTATGGTGAACAACATTCGTGAAGTACGTATGAAGGGTGCTCCTTCTATGACTTGGGGTTATATCGATGGAACTCGTCATCACTTAGGTTTTGCTAAATCTCAAGGTATGAGCTCTGCGAATAAATTCCCAGGATACGAAATCTGGATGAAAGATCGTTGCGATGTATTCATTGAGGACTTGTCTCGTACAGTTCTTATTGAGGAAATCCCACAATTCTAATCCCCTCTAAGGATAGTATCCTTAGACAATACTGAGAAGAACGCTCCCCTCATCCTGTCCCACCTGGAGGGGAGCACTTCTCAAACTACAGAGTGATGAATGAATCAAATGTTCATTGCATACCCTTCGATGGGAACACTCTGCAAATATAAACCAAACAATAATTAAACTACATATGGGTAAGATAGGAAAAATCTCAACTTTAAAAAGAGAGTATAATAGCTCTCAGTTGCAAACAATGCAAGCTGGACTTGCTGCTGTAGGTATGACAAGGATTCCTGGAACAGGAGTTTTTAAATATCCTTACAAAGAACTTGATGGTCAGTATAGAACAGGACTAGATCCTAATGCTGCTTACATCAGACGCATTGGTGATTCTCTAGAAAGAGAAATGGAAATTGAACGTGTTACAGCTCTTAAGGCTAAGCTTGAACTTGCTTTAGGTGATATTGACTTAGGTCCTCGTTCACAGTTCTGGAACTATGGTTTGTCTACATCAACAGAAGATACTCTTCACGTACAAGCTGTTAAATTGCTTGATAGTGATAACTTCTTTGATTTAAGCAATCCTTTTCAAGAGTTAGCTTTTGCTTGGTTACGTGTTCATCCAACCATCGCTTCTAGCTATCAAGCTTGGGAACGTGGTGAATATCCAGCAGATACACAATTCTATGTAGCTGATGATGAAATTGAAAATGCTGTTATCTATAAGAAGAAACAGTTAATTAACAAAGCTATTGTGAAGTTTGATGCTATGACTCCTGAGAAGAAACGCAAGGTTGCTCGTCAATTAGGACTTCCAATCACTGATGATACTAGGGAAGAAGTTGTTTACAATCAAGTGGATAACATTCTTAAACAAACAGAAATGAAAGGTGGAAACTTCCAAGGACTAAGTCCTATTGAAGTGTTCAACAGATTTGCTGACATGAAGGAAAACTTACTCCATATTAAAGATTTAATTAAACAAGCTACAACGCACTCAATCTATAGAATCAAAGCTAATGGCAGAATCTATGAAGGAGAGTTTGAAGTTGCTAAAGATGAAGAAGAATTAATTAGATTCTTATCTGATGATGATAATCAAGACGAACTAATTACTCTAGAACAAAAATTGAAAACTAAGAAACTTGCCTCTGTATGATCCCTGTAGATAGTTTATTATATAAAATTGACCAAAAACTAAATAAACTATCAACAAACGAGCATCAACAAATTCAGCTAGAGGATAAAATCCTTGCACTAAATGAAGCTCAGATTAAGTTAATCAAGCAGAAGGTTGATGGTTTTAGTACAATTAGTGGTCTTGGTCTTGATGCTTTTAAGAAACGTTATCAAGATTTACAAAGTTTAGTAATTAACTATGGTAATGGTAAATTACCATTAGTTTTAAAAAATGAAGAATTAAATCAGTGGTGTGGAAACATCCATAATTTAACTCCTAAGTATATGTTCTATATAGATAGTTATATACTTGCTGATAAAGGAAGATGTAAGGATAGAAAAATCTGGATTAATCAAGACCTTGCTAAACATGGTGATCTATCATTGTTGTTAAACAACACACATTATAGACCATCATTTGAATACCAAGAAACATTCAACTTCATCTCATCAGATGAAATAAGTATATTCACAGATGGTACATTTACACCTAATGATGTTTATATTTCATATATGAGATATCCTGTATATATAAATAAAGAAGGATATATAATGTTAGATGGGAAACCATCATATAACCAGGATTGCGAACTAGAGACTTACCTAGAGGATGAATTGTTAGACTTAACAGTTCAGAACCTAGCAATGTACACTGAGAACCAATCTGCTGTACAGAGTGCACAGTTTAGAATCCAAACAAACGAGTAATTATTCACAATTAAATAAATAAAAAATGGCTGATTTTTCATTAACCACGTTATTCGTGGTGCCAGTAGGACAAACAACTGTTCCTAGCTCTGGTTCAACACAAGACTTGACTGCTGGTCAGGTTGGTATTTTCTTAAATGATTATAGCGCAGCAACTGCAGTTAATATTGCAGCAGCTCCCTATTTTTATGTAGCTCAAGGTAGACAAAACACCTATCTTCAAGGCTCAAAACGCTCTGATAAAATTAAAGGTTGCCCATCTGGTTCAGGTTGCAACTCTAACGTAACTGAGTGGTACAAAGTAACTGGTTGCCCAACTGCAGCAAACCAAGTAACTGAAGTGGGTGGCTGGAATGTTAAATGTGGCGATATCGTTACTTTAACTCTTCGTGGTTTCTCTAGCTACATTAACACTTTGTATTTCAATGGTTTCACTCGTTCAGTAACTGTACAAGCTCCTTGCTGCGATTGTGGTGGTGATCCTTGTGATACTGTTGATGTTCCAGCATTGATCGACCAATTCATTCTTAAGTTAAGAGCTCAAGCTCCAGGTAACAACCCTGACAACATTAGCTTCAACACTTTCTACGATTTCCAACGTGTAGGTAATGATGCAAATGCTTTGTTAGTTATTACTGGTAAACCTCTAACTGTTTATGGTCAACCATGTGATGTTGCTGCATTCCCTTACGAATATGACAGATTCTACTTCAGAACTTTCGTATACTCTGGTCCTGCAACCACTGCTGACTTTATTGTTGCTGATAACTGTAACATTGTTGCTGATTCTGTAATCACTCAACGTTCTTCTTTCCCAACTGGACAATCTGCAGAGATTCAACAATTAGAGAAAAACTATTACAGCTACCAAGCAGGTTACTTAAAACACCTTTACAGAATGGTTGGATACAACGAGAACTTCGAGTCTTATGTATCTACTGGTGTAACTTATGATACTTACTACATTCGTTTCAACGAATATAACAAATCTGAGTATCAGTGGGGTGATTACATTATGGAAGATAGCACTGTTATCATTGCTGCTCCAAATGCTGATGTTAGTGGTATTGCTGCTGCATTAGAAACAATTTTAGAAGCTGCTTTAGGTACTGTAGGAGGTGATACTGTTTGTATTACTACAACTTCAACCACCACTACTATCTGGCCTACAACTAGCACCACTTCAACTAATATCCCATAATCTAGGGCTATAGTAGAAACAATTAAATAACATAACCTATGCCAGAGGGTGAGAGGATCTTTCTCAAAATCCTCTGGCATTTTTTTTAAGTGTAAGATGGCAGATTTAAAACTAGACATATTAGTAATTCCAACATACAACGTACTTACATTAGGTATTGCTGATGCTTCAACATACCCTACTGATCCCCCTGTTGTATCTTCTCCAACATTAAATGTAACTGTCCCTGGATTTGGGGAAACTAGTTTACCTTTCACTGTTAACGATTTCAACATCCTCACTTCATCTAACTTAGGAATAACACCTGTAGGTGATCCTTTGTTACCATTGCCTGATGGTATTTGGAAGTTTAAATACACAGTTACTCCTGCATATATTAATTTCGTAGAGAAAACTTTCATGCGCACTGAAATAATCCAGGAGAAATTTGATACAGCTTTCATGAAACTTGATATGATGGAATGTGATAGAGCTATTAGAACTCAAGCTAAAGTTGATCTAAACTCTATTTATTTCTTTATTCAAGGATCTATTGCTGCTGCAAATAAGTGTGCTGTTGATGAATCAAATAGATTATACAATCAGGCAGACATGATGTTAAATAACTTTATTAGAAACAATTGTGGTTGTTCAGGAAACAACTACATTAATAACTTCTATTAATATGGCACAGTGCTCTAAATGTGGTGCAAAGGTTGGATGTAGCTGTCAGCTAATCAAAGGTCTTTGTACTTATTGTAGTAAAGCTGCTCAGAAGGCAGCACAAAACTCTAAATATGTTGCAGTCAAGCTTAACTAATTGTGTTGAATGTACCACTATCCCAGTGTTACTAGAGGATATAGAATGCAAGATTAAGGAATTAGCTGGCAATCTATACAATAATACTATATACTCATTAAACCTTCCAGTTAATGGTACTGTGTTTTTGGACTTATTAAACTATAAGCGTATTCTAACTTATAAGTTTTGTAACCCAGATTATGGATTACCATTCACTGTTGATATGATTGCGAGTAGAGTAAAACTTTTAATATATAAATAAAACAGACATGTCATTACAAAATTGCTCAAATTGTTATAATGGATGCACAGAGATAGTATCAGATAAGTGCGTCAGATATACAGGAATTGATGTTCCTGTTTTGGGAATTCAAACTGGGGACTCTCTTTCTTATGTTGAGCAGGCTCTAATTACATTCCTCACCTCTACCTTAGATGGTACAGGTATTAAAATAGATCTTGATCCAGCAACTCTTTGTGAGTTTGTTAGCCTTAGATTACCTACTTGTGGAGATATTACATTAGTTGATGTATTAAATGCTCTTACAGATGCTGTATGTTTCTTAAAAGATGAAGTGACAGCTCTTAATGCTAAGTTCTCTGAATTAGAACAAGGCTATCAAATTGAGTGCTTAGAAGGATCTCCTGATCCAACTAGTACATATGAAGTGCTACAAGCTACAATTAATAAACTTTGTCAATTACAAATTGATTTAACAGCTCTTGCTTTAGATGTAGATACTAACTATGTTAAACTTGCTGATCTAAACGCATTAATTCAAGCCTACCTAAATAGTCAATCTACTTCTGAGAATTACTCTAATAGAATGGTTCCTTACACTGTAGTTGAATACTATGGTTCATTAGCTAACTTTGATGCTTCTGGTGCAGGTTTAGGTACTTGGGCAAATATTTATTTATGTAATGGTCAGAATGGAACTCCTGATAAACGTGGTAGAATACCAGTTGGTGCTATCCAAGGAGTTCCTGGTCTTGGTTTAAATCCTATTGTAGATCCAACAGTTCCTGGTAATCCAAACTATGCTATTTATACTACAAGTGGAGCAAACACTGTAACCCTTACAACAAATCAAATTCCTTCACATACACATAATAATACAGTAAGTCTTATTGATCCACAACACACACATAATTGGGGATATGGAAGAGAAGGAGATGATAATGCTAGTGGTAACTCTTATGATGAGTTTACATTAACTCCTGGATTAAATGGTGGTCTAGGAACTTCTCCAGTTTTACCAAATTCTACAGGTATAACTGTTAGTATATCAAATGCTGCTCAAGGTGGTGGACAATCTCATAATAACATTCCTCCTGTGTTAGCTTGTTATTACATTATGTATATCCCTGCTCCTTAATAATAAAAACCTATGGCTTGTTTACCTGGAATGCCCTGTTATGGGGAATTAGTAACGATTGTATATCCTAAAAATTGCGATCCATGTTTATATTTTAAATTTCCATCTTCTAAAGTTAATTATGATGGACCAAATCTATCATGCTCAGGAGTACAAACTGGAGATTGTTTAAATACAGTTTTAGAAAAGATTGATACAAAGATCTGTTCTGAAGAACTTGTTGCACAGATTATTCAGACAATTGAAACTAACGATGTATTGAAAGCTTATTTCTGTCAATTAGTTTCTTCTTGTTCTCCAACAACCACAACCACAACAACAATTCCATAAACCAAATAAAATATGACTGTATTAATAACATTAACAATTGCTGGAGCTGACACAGGACCATTCAATCTATATTCAAATGTGGATGGTTATGTAACTCCTTTTGAATCCAGTGTAGCTAAATCAGCTCTATTAGCTGGATATGTGTCAGTACTCGTTCCTGATGGAACCACTATAATTAGAGTGCGATCTCAAGGAGAGTGTACAAATTATCTTGATATAGTAATTGGTGGAACTACCACTACATCTTCTACATCAACTACAACAACAACAACAACAGTTGCAACTCCTACTAGTTGGGTGTTAATTGATTGTATTAATGGTTTTCCATATAGTATTCCATATAATCCTTCATTTGGTGTTGGTGAAGTTTATCAATTTTCATCAGGTGATGGACCACATTGTGGAACAATAGCATATTCTGATTCAGGAACTCCTGATTCAACATTATCTAGTCCACTACAACGTTCATGTGATGATAGTGTACACTGTCCACAACCTGTTTAAAATTTAAAAATCCTGTTTTGTTGGTTTTACAGGGTTCTCCCAGAGCTTAGGTTCTGGGAGTTTTTTTATTTTATAACTAATTTGATTAGTATCAATAACATCTCTAATTAAAAAGATTTGGTTTTTTAAAAAAGAATTTTGTATCTTTACAGTAATTTTAACTAAAATCGACCAAGTATGTCTGAAAATCAAACACTTTTGCAACAGTTGGGACAGTTGTTGCGACAAAAAAAGAGTAAAAAATTCTATGCTGAGAAGCTTGGAATTACAGAAGATGAAGTGAGTGAGTTATTACTAGAACTAAAAAATAAAGATATTGAACCAATGCCCCTTTTTGAAAACATTAAAAAGGTAAACATTGAAAAAGGAACTGTTGAGAGTACATTAGTTCTTGACTTTGAACCTAAGGATGATATTGAATTAGCTAAACTACACAAGATTAACTTAGACAAATACGTTATTACTAACTACTGGTCTAAGCTCCTACCTTCAGGAAAGTTTAGTTCTTCTGTGTTTTCTAAATTAAAACAACCTAAAGATTATACACCAGAAGACTTTGCTAAGTTTCTACAAAACTACAAAAGCACATTCATTACACAACCTGTAATGGTTGATGAGGATAAGGAAACAGTTGATATTGAATTATCATTATCAGACTTTCACTTAGCTAAAAGAATTGTGAATGGTGATAATAGTATTGAGAATAGAAAAGCAACCTACATGAGTGTTCTTGTAGATCTATTAGCAAAGGTGTTACGTAATTACAATGTACGTACAGTCGTATTCCCTATATCAAATGATTTCTTCCACACAGATAACTATCAAAACCAAACTACAGCAGGAACTCCTCAGGATGTGATTGTTGAATATGGTGAGGAATATGAGCATGGATTTGATCTTCTTGTTAAAGCAATTGAGCTTCTTTACAAACATTGTGAGAATGTAGAAGTGTTACTTGTTCAAGGTAATCATGATAAAACTAAATCATTCTATCTAGCACATGCATTACAAGTGTATTTTAATAATGCAACTGGTATAACATTTGATAGAAGAGAGAGTGAATTAAAAGCTACAATATTAGGAAACACATTTATTGGTTATCATCATGGTAACTGTAAGTTAGATGATCTTCCATTATTGTTTGCAACGCATCCACAATATGGATCAGCATTTGGTAATGCTACATATCGTGAGATACATACAGGAGATAAACACCACTACATGGCTAAAGAAGTTAAAGGTGTTAGAATCCAACAAATGCCTAGTTTGTCTGGTACAGATAGATGGCATAGAGATAATAACTTTGTACATAGTATAAGAGCTGCTCTTGTTTTAATTTACAATACAGAACATGGTAAAATAGGAGAGTTCGAAAGCAGAATTTAAAAATATGGCAACATTAAGAAAATTAGTTTCAGATGTACGTGCATCTCATAAATTGTTATCAACAGATTCGTTGATTACAGATAGAGCTATTGCATCTGAAATTAGAAACAATAGTATTCTCTTAATTAAAAGAGAGACCAATCTTAGAAAGCTTTGGGCTACTGATACTTTGTTTACAACTATTCCTTGTTTAGAAATGGTTCAAGTTCCTATTTCTGAATGTTGCGATTACCAAGATCCTTGCACTGTTGCAAGAACAAAATATAAAATCCCTCGTATATCTGAAGGAAACTATCAGTATTTAATACAGGGTGTCTATTCAATTAATGCTATGAGTGGACAAGGTAAGAAGCTTAAGGAAATCACTATCAATAGATATTTAAATCTCCTTAAGCTTCCTATCATTAAGAATCAAGAATACTATTGGATTGTCAATAATTATTTATATGTAAATAATCCTTTACTACAAGCTATTAGACTTGCTGCTTGTTTTGAAGAAGATGTTCCAAATGAAATAATGTATCCTGAATCTGGATGTGGAGGTTGTGGACCAACTGATGAAGATTGGTGCATGAATCCCCTAGATAAACCATTCTCTTTACCAGGATACTTAGAAAAACAAGTGTTAGACCTTACATCACAAAAACTATTACAGACATACTTCCAGCTTAAAACTGATATGACAGAAGATGGTATTGATGGACAAGCACCTAACTCAGCACCAACTAGATAATATTTATGCGTATAAAGGTAGATTGGAGAAGTGGGAGCAGAGATAGTTATAATAGTTTCTGCAAAAGATATCCATCAATTAAACTATCCTTTGATGAATGGAGAAATATTCTTTATTCATACAATGAGCAGTTCAAAGAATACATTCTAGAAACTGGTGAAAGAGCTAAACTACCATTTGGATTTGGTGAGTTCTCTATCAATAAAAAGAAGAGAAAGAAAATCAAACAAAACAATGGTAAAGAATTTATCAATCTTCCTATAGATTGGCAAAAGACAAAAGAAAAAGGAAAAGTTATCTACAACTTTAACTACCATACAGAAGGATACTTCTTTGGATGGATGTGGTTTAAAGACACTGCTAGATTTAGAAATCTAGATTTATGGTATTTTAAACCATCACGCACAACCTCAAGACTACTTTCCCATTACATTAAAACCAACGAAAAATATCAATATATTTATCAAGAATGGAAAAAATAATTTAACATGTCATACTACTATAAATATAATTTCATTTCCCCTGAGCCTGTATATGCCACTGTAAAAGAAGAATTAAAAAGCTACTTTGATACAGGTGCAGTAGATGATCTATTGTTCCCAACCTATCTTGACAAATGTTTAAAGAAGTTGGGCAGAACAACTTATGTTATTTCTCAGGAGATATTACACATTTCTGATTTTGAAGCTAGGCTCCCAGATAACTTTTATGCTGTAAGAGAAGCTTGGATGTGTTCTGAGATTCCTCAACGTCCTTATCAAACTGCTAACTCATTCTATTCACAAGCTGCAACACAAACAACTATTCAAATTGCTCCCCTCACTGTAGGTGGTGTGAATTGTGATAACCCTGCTTGTGCTGATCCAGGTTGTAATGGTCAATGTATGCCTTTGTTAATTCAAGCTGTATATAAAACTAATCAAGAGGTTGCTAGATCATACAGACAAGAATACTTACTTAAACCAGGTAACATCTCTGCTAGAGCTAATTGTGGTGTAAACTATACAAATAACTGGTCATTTGATGCACCAATTGTACAAGGACAAGGTGGTGTTGCTGGTAACTTTACTCCTGGTCAAGCTGGAATAGATTCATTTGATGTTAGAGATAATAAGTTTGTAACCAACTTCAGAAATGGTATTGTACATTTATTATTCTATGCCACTGAATATGATGATATAGGTAATCAATTAATCCCTGATAACTATCGTATTAGAGAGTTTGTTGAAGCATTCATTAAATATAAAGTGTTTGAAACTCTTACGAATCAAACTAATGATGAAACCTTCAATCAGCTTCAACAAAAGATGCTATATTACAAACAGCTACATGATGAAACATACATCCTAGCTGATATTGAAATTAAGAAACAAGATGCATGGACTAAACAGAGAAGAATTAAAAATGATCTGAATAGGTTCAATATGTACGAACTACCAAACAGAACCAATAGATATGGTAGAAGACGTAATAATTAATAATCATGGCAGACGAGTTAGATAAGATAAAAAAAATTCTTGGTGGTGATCAGAGTAATGTTGTTCCAGAATTTAACACTGCTAATACAGGTTTAAACCTTGATTTAACAGTTAATCAAATTCCTAAAGGAACTCTTACTTATGCATTAAATGCATCTTTGGAGAACTTTGATGCTAGTTCTGTTAATTATCAGAACGAGCCTGGGAATGAGCTATGCTTAAATTTCCCTGAAGGATACCAACTTATTGGTGAACACTCTATCTACGAAAAGAACAAACATATATTCTTCTTAGCTAATCCTGTTACAGGAGGATCTGAGATTGGATATATGGATAATAATGATTGTGTATATCACACTCTTGTTAATGCTGCATGTTTAAATTTTAACATCAATTATCCAATTCATAAAGCTGTACATAAGATTACTAATTGTACAACAGAAATCTATTGGACAGATGGGTTCAATGCTAGAAGATATTTAGATATTGATAATGTCCCTTATGTTGAATCAGCAACATCAGAGCCTTGTGATGAAAGATTTACAAATGACTTAGATTGTAATGCAATTAAACTGCAACCAAACTTCTCTATTCCTCAATTAGAAATTATTGGAGTTAATAATGGTGGTGACTTAATTGCTGGTACATATCAATTTGCTGTACAATATTCTGATGCTACTGGTAATGGATATTCTTCATATTACTCAGTAACCAATCCAACTCCTATTGCTGATACTCAGATTACAACTCTTAACTTTAATTATCCTGTTGGTAGATCTATAGATGTTCAAATATCTAATATTGATACAAGAGGACAGTGGGAGTATTTTAATTTAGCTGTAATCAAAACAATAAATGCTATCACATCTGTAGAGTTAGTAGGAACATATTTTATTGATGAAGCAGTAAAACAGATTACATACACTGGACAAAATCAAACATTAATTAGACTAACAGTTGATGATATCTTTGAGAAGTTTCCTTATTATGAGATTGCTCAAGATTTAACTGCTGTACGTGATGTTCTTGTATGGGATCAATTAACATCTATTGATCAGATTAACTTTCAAAAGATTGCTAATCAAATCACTCTTCAATGGCAGACATATAAACTTCCTGCTACTGAGAACTATGCTGATGAATTAAATGCAACTAACCTTCGTGGATATCTACGTGATGAGGTGTATGCATTTGAGATTGTATTCTTATTAAAGAATGGTAAACAAACAGATGGTTTCCACATTCCTGGTAGAGTAGCTAATGCAAATGATTTAAAAATAATCTATCCTACAAATCAAGATTTTATTGGTGAACCTGATCCCATAACAGGAGGAAGTCCAACTTGGAAAATATATAACACTGCAACTGTTACTGGAGCTGGAGTGGGTGATAATATTAATAATGCCACTCCATATGAATATGGAGATTTTGCATACTGGGAATCTACTGAAACTTATCCATGTAATACAGAAGTTTGGGGAGATCTTGTTAATCAACCTATAAGACACCACAAATTCCCTGATGTTCTTGTAAGTCCAATCTTTGAAACAAGATTATATAGAGGAATTAATGAGATGGTTATGGGTAATAACTCTGTATTCCCTATTGGTGTAAAAGTTGATATTTCTCAAATCCTACAATTAATCTCATCTTCTGAATTAACTTTAGAACAAAGAAATGATATTCAAGGATTCAAAATTGTTCGTGGTGATAGAAGTACAAACAGATCAGTTGTAGCTAAAGGTATATTAAGGAATGTTGGAAAGTACACTAGAGAAAATCAAGAATTTTATTTCCCTAACTATCCATACAATGATTTAACTGAAGATCCATTCATTAATGAAAATAATAATGCATGGAGTCAGATATGTGAGACTTATAATGTAAATATTACAGCACTACAAGTAGATCCTGATGGTGGTCCTCCATTTGCAGAATTAGAATATACAGACTGTAACTCTAATAAAACACAAAGAAAAAAATATTACACAACTGGTTCTTTTGAGTTTTGTTCAATTTCACAACCCATAATTCTTCCACCAGCTGCAGGTGTAACAGGTGAAGCAACATATAATGTTTGGAGAATTGCTTCGACAGGAGGTTTTCAACTTTGTGGAGGATGGAGAGCTGAATGGATTGATCCATCAGGAGTAAGTCAAACTACTTATATAAATGGATGGCCTACTTATGAAAGTAGAATAATTAATGTTAAATTTGGAACTGTTCCTGCTTGTATAGAATATTGTGATCGTTGTGGAATAGTAATAGAATTTTTATATAAAGTGACTGCTTCAACAGATTGTAAAGTAGAAGTTCCACAACCACCAATCACATCTGATCCAGAAGGAAAATACAGACAGATATTTAACTCACCTGAAACATCATTTGGTCAACCATTCTTAGGAGATGTTCTTAAGTTAGAAAGTGTAATTTTTGGTAAAGGATTGGGTCACTTTGTTCAAGTTAAAAGTAATGCTAAGTATAAACTATTAACAGAAGAGGCTCAACAAGATGCATTAAACTCATCTAGAGAATTAGGAGATTTAACACCTGATTTTAATGCAGGAGCAATGTTTGCTGCATATCAAGCTTATTTAACTATCTATACAAATGGTATCACAAGAAAGAATTATGCATACTCATTTAATTCTATTGCTGATTACAATTATACAAATGGTGTTCCAAATGATTTAGGAGTTAAACAAAGAGAACTTGACATTGCTCAATATTTAATTCCTGGAGTTCAATCTGTTGGAAATGATGATCTAAATATTAATAACTTCCAAAGAGAATCTTCAGTGTTCTTAAGAACTGTTGGATCAGATGGTTCTATAGCTTCTCTACCTTTCCCAGATAGAAGTCCATATATGTTAGAAGGTAGTGCTAGTATTATTACAGATAATTCTAGATTTACCATCTCAGAAATTGGTAATTGTGCAACTCCTGCAAAAGAAGTACCAATTCAGGTGGTATCTTATTATGCATCTGTAAAAAATATATTTATTAATCAATGGGGACAAATTTATTCTTATGATACAATTGATACTGGATTTCAGTATGTATTAGGAAGTAATGAAAGTTTAATAGCCACTGTATTTGGTGGTGATACTTTCATCAGTAGATTTGCATTTAAAACTAAACTTCCTTTCTTCATTGATAATAGAGTTAATGCTCCTGATGATTCAGATGTATTCTATGATGAGATTGGTAATATTGCATATCCTAAATACTGGCATTCAGCTAGATCTATTTTACAAGATTATAGTTGTGATACAGGAGGAACATTACCAACTGTTCTCTCAAATATTATTTCATACAAAGCACACAACTTTGATTGTCCAAATAGTCAAGCATTAGCTCCTGGTGCAGCAGCTGATAGTAATCCTAATAGAACATTCTATGATGGATACTTTTATTTGTTTGCATATGGAATCCCTAACTTCTATTGTGAAACATCTTATAACGTAGATCTTCGTCAAGCATTTAATAATAAAGAAGGTGACTTCTGGCCTCATGTAAGTACAAGTATTCCTGATGATTGGGTTCAAGAAGATTATGTATCTATCAATTTTGATAATACCTATTATTACAATGTTACCTTCTCTAAACAAAATAAAGAAAATTTCTTTAGTCACTTACCTATAGATTATACTATAGATTTATGTGCTACTAATTTCCCATTTAGAGCAATCTATTCTGAAGCACAAACAGCTGATGCTGATAACACTGTAAACAATTGGTTAATATATAGAGCTGTATCTAAATTTGATTTTCCTCAGAACTATGGTAAGCTTACATCTTTAGATGGTATTCAGAATAAAGCTACATTAGCTAGATTTGAGAATAAGTCTTTATTGTATGGTACATTATTAACAATTAATACAAGTAATCCACAAGCTGCATATCTTGGAAATCCATCATTATTTGAGTCTGCTCCTCCTGTTGATTTTGCAGAAACTGATCTTGGTTTTGTTGGTTCTCAAAATAAAATGTTATTAAAGATTCCTCAAGGGCAAATAAGTATTGATGCTAAAAGAGGTCAAGTTTTCTTAATTCAAGGAACCCAAGTTAAAGATATTTCTCAGTTTGGTTCTGGTATGAACAGGTTCTTTACAGAACATTTAGCATTTGAGATTCTTAAATACTTCCCAGAAGTAGATACAGATAACCATTTTACTGGTATTGGATTACATGGAACATTTGATAGTAAGTATGATAGAGTGTTGATCACTAAACTTGACTATGTTCCTAAAACAAAAGATGTTAAATATGATCCTGTAACTAAAGAGTTTTATATTGAACACATCTATCCAGGAAACTGTGGTGGTAATACAACAACTACAACTTCTAGTTCTACTAGTACAAGTAGTTCTACAAGTACCACTACAAGTACTACAACATCAGGTGGTGGTCCAACTACAACTACCACAACCACTACAGTTACTTGTAATGAATACGAACTTCCTGGTGGTGAAACAGGATATACATACAATTTTACTAATTGTTTAGGAAATCCTCAAACTGTTGTAGTTCCTGCTGGAGATCAATATGGAGAATGTGCTTTAGGTTTCCCTGGTGGCCCAGCAATATTAGTTGGTCCTTGTACACCAACTACAACAACCACTACAACATCTATTCCTGACATAAGTTGTTTCACATTAACTTACTTAAGTCCTTATGGTGCACCTACAACTTGCTTAGGTGAAGAGTTAGAGATATTTGGTGGATATTATAGAATTGCATATACTGGTGGACCTTATGTTACTGCAGATGTAACTATAACATATGATATAACTAATGTTGATGGTTGTGATAGTTCAACAACTTATACAACTGGATCTCAAACAATCACTGCATTTACATCATATGTAGACTTTTTATTTATAGAGTCAACTCCTCAAGATTGTCCTCCTGACACTCCTTGTAGAACTTACGTTTCATCAATAGGAGCAATTGTTGGTTCAAGTATACCTTGTTCTGAATTTACAACAACCACTACTACTACCACTCTTGTTTCTCCACCAATGATGTTTAATAGTATTTCAGAAGGGGCTCCTAGATTGTTAACAGTTCAAACAACTACAACTTGTCCTCCAATTATTATTAGAGAAGTTGTTTATCTTACTGATTTAAATTACTTCTGTAATAAATCTTGGAGTTTATCTTACAACTTAAATACAAACAGCTGGATTAGTTTCCACAGTTACATTCCTAATTTCTATGTAGCTGAAAACAATTTCTTCTATTCAGGATTAAATGATTGCTGTTCTGTAATTGATGCTATTGTTGCTGAGGTGTTACCTGAACCAACTACTACTAGTACAACAACTTCTAGTACAACAACCACATCTAGTACATCTACAACATCTACAACCACTACAAGATTTGCTGGTTGTGATTTAGCAGGTGAAGCAGAAACTCTTGATTGTACTTTACAAGGTGTTGCTATTGATATTACACCAACAACTACTACAACAACAACAGTTCGTCCTGAGATTGCTGCAGTACTTCTATTTGTAGATGAAGAATTACTTTGTAGTGCAGATAATACAACAACTCCTACAGCAATTATCTACTTGCCAGTTACATCTCCTTGGTTTGTATTAAATGGATCTAGTGAGTTAGTACTTGATAACACATGTCCAATTTCTTCATTCCTAAGTGAATATGTAATTACACCTGCATCATTTGCTAGTTACACTGTAAGTTCTCAATCTGTTTCTACTGATCCTCCATTATATATTGAGAATATAAATTTTGTTGTAAATGAAGCAAGTTTATTAGATTCAGCAAGTGAAAACATTATAGTAACAGTAGTTAGTGGTCTTGCATCAGCTATAGGTTGTCCATGTCCTACAACTACAACAACAACTAGTAGCACCAGTAGTAGTACCACTACAACAACCACTACAGCAATTCCAAGCATGTCTTGGGTGATGGGAAATGGTGGAACTGGAAGTGGTAGCAGTGGAGCTGCTTGTGGAACATCTATTGGTGGCCCATTATTATATTCAGGAATCCCTTACACAGGAACTGGTAGCATATTCTATACAGATGCTTCATTAACCACTCCATTTAATGGAGGTAGTTTATGGTATAAACTTTATAATACTGCTGGTGGATATGAAGTGATTGTACAAATTAATTCTTCTGGTGTAGTGATAGATAGTACTGGTTGTACAACAACTACTACTACCACAGGTGCACCAACAACCACCACAACTACCACTCTACAAATAGTAGATTTATGTTGCTCAATTGATGGATCTCCAGAATCAGCATGCTTTACACAAGCAGCATTTTCAGGAGAAACATGTGCTGATTTTGGTTACTTTGATTGCACCACTCCAGGTGGATGTGATCCAACCACCACTACCACCACTACAACTGCAACTCCTACAACAACCACTACAACTAGCAGCACAAGCACAACTACCACTACAACTACAACATTAGCACCAATAGAGTTATGTTGTTCAATTGATCCATCTCCAGAGACACCATGTTTTACACAAGGTGCAACAGTAGGACAAAGTTGTTCTGATTTTGGGTATTTTGATTGTACTAATCCAAGTGGTTGTACACCACCATTTACAACAACAACTACTACCACTACTATTGGTTTTGATTATTATCTAGCAGATAGATATACATGTGATGGTTGTACAGTTAATAGTGCATCAACTGGAGTTTGTTTTCCAACAGGTACTAGTGTAACTATTGGTAAGTTTTATGATTCTTCATCTTATTATGGATTGTATACTTATCAAATTACTGCATTAAATCCAGGTGGTACAGGTATGGATGTCATATTAGAACCACTTGAATATAATACATGTTTATTAGGTTGTGTAATAGATCCACCACCAACAACAACAACTACCACAACTGTAGCTCCTACAACAACAACTACAACTACAGCAGGACCTACAACCACAACAACTACAACTGTTGCACCTACAACCACAACAACAACTACAACATGTCTTCCTGCAGGAACATTTATAAATCAATTCTGTGTAGATTGTGCATTATATTATACTTTAGCAAATGGAACTTGTGGTACATATGATGAACTTCAATCAATTGATTCATCTGAATGTGGACCAGGTTGTGGACCAACTCCAGGAGTATGTTGTGATTGTGGATATGGATGTGAGTGTGGGTATATAACATGTGATTTTGGATGTTTCCCTTGCTAACTTTTGATTAAAATAATAAATTATGATAAAATATTTAAAAAACGAAAATGCAGTAATTAAGGTTGATGATGAAAACCAATCTTTAACTCTAGTAACTATTAGAGAAGGGTCTTTCATGTTAAGACATGATTACGATAACTCACCATTGTTTAATGATATAACAGTCACTAAATATAATGAAGGTAAATTTGTAGATGCTACAGAGGAAGAATTTATTGCATTTAAAACCCAGTGTTTAAATCATATATAATAATGTCAAAAACAATAGTCATAAAGTTAACAGAGTCTTCATTAAGAAGTGGACCATTTAATATTACTGATCAATTTGGTAATGTTATAGCTATTGGTGTGTCTAGAAATGAACTCATTGCTGGTATTGCATACAGTGTTGCTGATGATGTTACATTAATTACTATAGAATCTTTTGGTAAATGTAAAAATAAACGTACATTTGCAATAGGAACTATTATTCCAAGTGAGTTAGCTGCTGCTACATACACTCCATCAAACAATGCATGTTTATGGACACACTTGAAAAATCCTGTATTATATAATACATTCTATGGAAACATTGAACCTTATATAATTGAATATCCTTTTTCATATCAGTTTAATGATGAAATCTTACAGAACGTAAAAGATTATACAAAAGCATACAAGTATCTTCCTGATACTGATTTTGTATCTGATGAGTGTGATAAGATTGAAACAAACGATAGATGGTTCAATAAAGCTGTGTTATACAATGGTCAACAATCAACTGGTATATTAGAACTAGTTCCTAAACCATTGCACAACTTAAATGCTTATTTAAAATATCCAATATATAACGCTGAGAGCAAAACTATTACATTTACTAAGAGCGATAACTTCTACCAGTACAATACATTCTGGTCAGTAATTAAAGATAGACAAGAACCATTATTCCTAAGAAGCTGTGAATCATTATCAATCGATAAGATTGTAAATCAAGCTAATATGAACTATGGAACAATGTCCTTTAGAAAGGATCCTCTTAGAGCAAAAGATTTAAAGGTGAGACACATTCTTGACAATAGATCTGATGCACATTTAGTTAGTCAATTCATTACAACTCCTGCACAAATTTCTTACAAATAATGGCTAGTTGGTTAGATAAATATAACGATGATGTTCCTAATGCTCAGAATGGTATTGAGGGCACTATGGGTGGTTTAACAGACCAAGGCTTTAACTATAATGGTGCATGGGGTGGAACAATGGCTATGGGTGGTTCTCTTCCTGGTGCTGTAGGATTCACATATGCACGTACACAATCTCCTGCTCCTTCTAATGGTAAGTATGCTAAGAAAACAAAAGCTTCTGCACAGAATGGACAAGAGATGAAGTTCTATCAAGAAGGACTTGATTGGAAACCAAAGAATATTAGTAGAGATGGTGGGTGGTTAAGTAAATATGAAGAGGGTGGAATCATTGAAGATCCTATGGGACAATGGGCTCATCCAGGAGAGATAACTCGCATTCCTTCAAACGAAATAACTATGCAGGGTGTAGACTATCCTGTACTAGGTATATCTGACACAGGAGACACTAAAATGATGCAGCCTGGTAAAGACTACAAGTTTAAAGGAAAGTCTGTTACAGAGATCCCTATGGCTCAGAGAGGAAAAGTTGTTCCATTAAGAGATTTATTAAAACAAGAGGATGAGAAGTTAAAAGGTAAAGCTGATAACACTAAACTTGTTCAACCAGTTAGACAACAGCCTAAAGTTTTAATTGATCCTCTCACTGGTAAACCACCAACTGCCAATAGAGAAAATGTTGTAAGAGCTGCAGCTAATCCTAGAAATCAAGGAACTATCCAAACTCCTTATAAGAGAAGTTTTAGAGAACAAGCAATTGCAGATCTTAATATAATGGATAGACGTGGTGATAATGCTGTAGCTAGTATTGTAACTGCTCCAATTAAAGCTGGTTTAAATTTATTAAGACCAGATAAATATTTTGAAGATGTAAATAGTACCTCAAGTCTTGGAGATGCATTTACATCTTTAGCACTTGATGCATTAACAGCTATTCCTGCTGTTGAAATGGCATCAGAAGCATCTAGATATTTGGGAGTTCCAAGAAGACTTGGTGTATTAGCTAGTGATGCTAAAGAACTAGGTTCAAACTTTCTTGGAATAAATCCTGCATCTATCCCTTTAGCAGAACAAGAGCTTATTAATACATTTAGAAATGTTGGACATATTGCTAAGAAAACAGGAGCATCTGCTAAGGCTGAACAATTTGAAGCTTTATTAAAACAAGGAGAATCTTTAAGTGATGAAATGTTCTTTAACTTAACAGGTTACAATAGATCTGATGTTATTAATAAAATTGGTACATTAAAACAAACTGAATCTTCAGGATTAAAAAACTTCCTTGCTGATCCAAATGATAGATATGCAGCTCAGTTAGATAGAGATGCTGCAAGATTAAATAGAGCTAATGCTATTGAACGAGCTTCTACAGGAGGACCAAGTGCTGCAGAAATGAGATCAGCATTTCAGCAAAATTATAATCCTAGTTCACAAGAACAAATAGTAGCTAGTCTTACTGATGATCTTGTAAATGGAAGAATAACACAAACACAGTTTCAAAACAATCTTGAAGCACAAGGTATAGACATGGTAGCGTACTTACGAGGAGCTTCAGTTGATGATGCAACTAATTATGCACAACAAGCAAGAGGTTCTCAACTTGGTAATATTCCAAGAAGTGAAAATATGCAATTTTTAGATGATCTTAGTGCACAGGTTAGTAATGGAACAATTACTGAAGCAGAATACATGGATCTTATGGAAGAACATATACGTAATAGACCTCCTTCACCTTCATATTTTGATAGAGATCCAGTAAAAAATAGTAGTTTATCTATGTATGAAAATGCAACACGATCACCTATAGGAAGATTAAATGATAAATTCTTTGGAAATAAATATATTCCAAAAACAGAATTAGCAGACAATACAGATGATTTGTTTATTGGATTATATACAAATCAATATAATAATCCAGGACTTGAAATGAGAAGTGCATATAACAAAGTAGCTGCTTCCCCAAAAGGATCTTCTTTCTTACCTGCTAAATCTTTATCAAGTGATAGCTATCCTATGTCATTAAGATTAACTAATAGGGGACTTAAGTCAGGTATTGTTGATGTAAACTATCATGGATTGTTTCCATTAAATTCATCTGGATTTACTCAGGCTGCAGGAATGCCAATGGATATAAATTTAAAAGAGATCAACACTTTAATTAAAGGTCTAAATACACAATTACCAAAATCTCTACCTTATGCAAAAATAGAAGGTGGACAATTAATGTATCCTAATTTTTCTGTAACAAGAAAGAAAAATGGTGGATGGTTAAATAAATACGAATAAAAATTATTACCTTAGATATATGAAATCACAATTCTTAAAAATTGCAGGTGTTAAGTCAGAGAAAGCTTTTTACAAAAAGTATCCTACTGAAGCAGCGTTCTTTAAAGCACATCCAGAAGCTAAGAAAATGGCTAATGGTGGTGAACAAGACAAGGGTCAGATTAAAAAGCTCCAACAGCTAACTGACTTTGGTAATCCTCCTATGGCTCAGTTTGGTCTTAATCTTCCTGATCCATTTAGTTTTGGTCAGACTAATCCAAGTTTAAATACTAAAGGATTAACTGGACTAGGTGCACAACAGCCAACAGGGTTTGGACAATATGTAGCTGGCATGGGTCAAAGCAACAAAGCACTTAAAAGAAATTATAGCCAAATGTTTGGTAATTTCCAAACAGGTCAAAACATATCATCAGGTATACCAAGCACTCTTGGTGCTACAGGTGCTACTAAGGGAGCAGGTTTTATGGCTGGATTAAATAAGTTTGCTGATAAAGCTGCTCCATATGTTGATTCTGCAATGGATGTTGTTGAAGGTATTGGTATGATTAAGCAACAAAAAGAAGCTAAGCGTCAAGCTAAACAACAAGCTCAACTTACTGGACTATTCTCTCAAGCAGCAAATACAAGACCTGAACAGATTGAAAGAAAGTATGTTCGTCCTGAAGATATGATGATTCAGCCAGAACAACTATTCCCTTCTTATGGTGTAGGTACAAATGTTCTTGCACAAGATGGTGCTATGATTGGTGGTAATCCAACTGAGATTATGAACACCTTTGCTCCTGATACTATTTACACTGATTCAGGATATGAACCATTAAATGATACAAGTAGATTAAAAGCTTACTATCATGGTGGTAAAATGAGAAAAGCTCAAGGTGGTTTATCAGCTGCATTAAACTCAGGTGGCTTTGGTGAGTTCATGACTGAAAAAGGTGGAGAAGATATATTGGGAAGCTTAACTAGTCTTACACAGGGTAGAGGTGGTCCAAGTGCTGGTAATAAAATTGGTAGTGGTGTATTAGGTGGAATTGGTACAGCATTTGGTGGACCAGTTGGTGGTATGATTGGTAAAGCTCTTGGTTCAGTTGTAGGTGGATTATTTGATAACACTGGACAACAGATTCGTAGATACAATGAACAATCAGATAGAAACATCTCCAATGTTATTGCACAACAAACTGGTATGGGCATTCAAAATAAATACAGTAGCTATTTAGAAGATGGTGGTGCTATTGATGATGAACATGCATGGGTTAGCCATTCTTGGCAACCACAAGTGATTGCTACATTTGGTGAGCATAAACTAGAAGATTTATTACAACCTCCCAATGATGCAGACATGTTAAGAGCTGGTGGTCATTTAAGAAGTTACACTCCTCCTAGTGCACAAGCTATGTATACAGGAAGAGAGCAATTTGCTATGGGTGGTGATTTAAAAGTTCATCGTGGTGAAGCTGAGACTATGTCATATAATCCTTATTTACCAGAAGGTGGAGAAACTATTATGTTCAGAGGACCTTCTCATGAAGATGGTGGTATGCCTATTGAATATGGATCTAGTCCTGTAGAAGTTGAAGGTGGTGAACCTGCTGTTAAACTTCAAGATGGAACATCTGGAGATAGTAGTTTAGTTGTATATGGTAACTTGGTTAATCCTAAAACTGGTAAGAAGTTTAAGAAAGATGCTGAGGAAATATCTAAGAACGAAGCTAAACAAAACAAAAAGATTGATAAAGCATCTACAGGATTAGATAATCTAAATGTAAATTCATCATTTGATAAACTAGGACTAGATACTTATAATGCAATCATCACTGGTGCTAATATGAAATTAAAACAATATGCTGAAGACAAAATGGATTTAGCTGCATTACAAAGTGCAATTAATGACACAGCTGAAGAGTATGGATTAATTGCTGATGATCTAGCTAAAGGTAAAGTTAAACCTGATACATCAAAAGATGCTACAGCTAAATATGGTACTAGTTTACCAAAAGCTCAAGATGGTATTATAGCTAAAAAGTTTGCTGCTGCAAAAGCTGAAGCTGAAGCTGCATTAAAAGCCTTATATCCAGGTAAAAAGGTAGAAATTAAATATGGTAGTGAAGATAGACCTATTGCTGGTGGTGGTAACAAACCATCACAGAGAGGATTAAAAGGATCTGGTGCATCTAAGACAGATGTATCTATTCACAATATTGGTGGTGCAAAAGATTTCTTAATCTATGTTGATGGTAAAGTAGTTAATGATGCAAATGTTTACAAACAAACATTACATCCTGCTGCACAAAAACAAGGATTATTTACTATTGGTGATTGGGATCCAGGACACGTTACTATAGTTAAAGAAGGTGTTGGTAATCCTTTTGCAACTGCACTTCAACAATATCCAGAATTAAAAAACTCTAAAGTATATAAAGATACTGTTACTTTCTTAGAGAAACAAGTTAATAGTAAACAAGCTAGTCCTAGTGAGTTAAGAGCATATTCTCAATTAACTGGTAAATCTGTAAAAGGAACTCCTGCATACACTCCTGATTATGCAGCAATTGCTAAACAGGAAAATGCTCCTACACAAGAGTGGCAAGATATTCCACCATTCTATGTACCTCCTGCACCAAACATTCCTCCAACTACAGATACAACAACAACATTGCCTATTGGTGCAACTCCTCCTAAATTAACTCCACCTTGGAGTGGATTGATTAACTCTATTATTCCTCGATTAAGACCTAGTGATGCAGAGGCTTTTGATACAGCACAGATAACTCCTGAACTGTATGCAATGATTAGTAATAATTTAGAACCTGTACAAGCTCAGAAGTATATTCCTCAATTGTTAAATCCTTATGATATATCTCTTCAGGATCAATTGAATGCTAACCAAGCAGACTTTAATGCTATGGCAAGAATGACAGGAGGAGATGCTTCTGCATTAGCTCCTTTAGCTGCTCAGAAGTATGCTGCTAACTCTAGAGTGTTAGGAGAACAAATGAGAATCAATCAAGCTAATAAAGCTGGCATTTATAATGCTAACATTAATACAATGAATGATGCTCAATTAAAAAACTTAAGCATTCTTGACAGACAGTATGAAAGACAAGAGATGGCTAAGAGTAATACAAAAGCTACAAACTTGGAAGCATTAAAATCTATTACAGATAAATATGCTCAGAATAAACTATCTAATAGAACTCTTGCTACATATGAGAACTTGTACAACTATAGATATGACCCAAGCTTCAGAGCTCAGAATATGAATCCTTTGGCTAAATTCAATATACCAACAGTTACAACTAAACTTCCTATTTATGATAACAGTGGTAATATTGTTGGATTTCAACAAGCTGATGGTAGTAGTGCACCAGCTGGAGCAACTCCTCCATATGTAGCTCCTGGTAGTAGGAAGACAGAAGAGAAACCTAAATCAGCTGTTGCAAGAAATGGTTCAATCGTTAAAGCACTTAAAAATTTATAATTAAAACAGTTATAGCGAATTAACAAAAACGCTTATAACACTTGGAAAATATAATGTTTTCCATTACATTTGTTAAATTAATACAAACATGGCTTCATTCACAGATAAAATACCACAGTTTAATCCCTACGTTCAACAATTGCCTGTTCAGGCGATGGTTGAAGTTGGTATGGAAAAACAACGTCGTTATGATGAGGGTGTTCAAAAAATACAAGCAAGTATTGATAACGTTGCTGGATTAGATATTATTAACGAAACACAAAAAGTATATCTACAGTCTACACTCAATCAATTAGGATCTAATCTAAAGATGGTTGCTGCTGGTGATTTCTCTAATTATCAATTAGTTAATTCTGTTTCAGGAATGTCTACACAAATTATTAAAGATCCAGTTATTCAAAATGCTGTAGCTTCAACTGCTAGATATAAAAAAGGAATTGCTGATAGAGAAGCATATAAGAAAGAAGGTAAAGATTCTCCTTCTAATGATTTTATATTTAATCGTGCAGCAAGTCAATTTATAAATAGTAAAGATGTTAATGCACAATTCTCAGCTAGCTATGATCCTTATGTTAATTGGAAGAAGAATAGCTTAGAGGTTATTAAAGCCTTAGCTAATGATTCAACTATTACAGATGATGCTTTTACAACTGATGCTAATGGAAACTTAGTTATCACTGATGCTCTTGTTCGTAAAAAGATGTCTGGTATCTCTCCTGAGAAAATTCAACAAGCTCTTCTTTCTACACTAACTCCTGCTGACTTTAAACAGATGCAGACAGATGCTATTTATAATTACTCTAATCAGGATGCTGATCAGTTTAAAATTAGTATAAATAACTCTTATACAGATAAGTTACAAGGTTATTCTCAACAGATATCAACATTACAAAACTCTAAACTATCTACTACATCAAACGTAGAGAAACAAAAAATAGATCTACAAATAGCATCTCTTAGTAAAACAGTAGCTAATCTTACTAAGGAACAGAGCAACTTAATTGGAATGATTGATTCTGATAACTTAGATGGAGCTAAAGCTCAATTTGGTACATTCAATTCTATCAATGGAATAGCTAAATCTTTTTCTCATTTAGAAGTTTCTCAAACTTATGAAAGTAGTCCTCTTGCTGATATGCAAATGCGAAGAGAGATTAAAGAACAAGCTCATCAAGAATGGCTAGATAAGTTTAATCAAGATGAAAGATTCCATGCTGATGATCTTGCTGAAAAAAGAGAAGCTAATAGAATAGCTAAACTTGCAACAGAAGGATATGGAGCTCTTCCAGCAGAAGTTGAACAAACTGATCCTAAAGTTGTTCTTGCTGATGTTGTTACAAGTATTGAAGTTGGAGATAAAGAATTAGGAACTTATAAGAATCAATTCTTAAAAGAGCAAGGTAAAGATCAGAAATGGTTAGACCAACAACAACTTGCTTGGGAGAAAAATCCAAATGGAGTTGATGCCACTGTTTCAAAATACTTTAATGCTGTAGCAGATAAACAAAGAACGATTGATGCTAATAAAACCATGCTTAGTAACATTAATGCAGAAGCTGATGAAAAATTTGGATCACTTGATGATTTTATTCCTAAGAATGCACCAAATGTAATATACGCTACAAAGAGTGGACTTAGAGAAGTTTATACTCCAAAAGACTTTGTTGATTTTAATGCTAAGTTTAGTAGATACGTTGATTATAGTTTACCAGCAGGAAAAGCTGCTAATCGAACAAAAGTTTATTTAGATGATAAAGCTAAAGCTGAACTATCTCCAAAGGAGTATAGATTATATGAGATCTTAAAGAATCCAGCAGCAGCTGAAAAAATGGTAGGAAATAAAACGCTATTAGATAATTTAATTAATTATGGTAAAGTTATAAATCCAACTTATCAAAAAGTTGTTAAAGAAAGAAACGATTTTACAGCTCAACAGGTTGCTGATAGATTAACTGGAAGTCAAGGTGCATATTATACAATTCCAACAGCAAGTGCTGAACAAAGAGATTCTATGGCTGGTTTGATAAATTCATATATTTCAAGAGCAGCAAAACAAACAGGTGGTGTTGCAATATCTCCTGAATGGGATAGTGAAATAGCTAAAGCATTAATTCTTGATCCAAAAGCAAAATTTCTTATTAAATTAGTAGAAGGAACAGAAGCAAGACCTGTTAAATATGAAATTGTTGGAGCTGGTGATGCAGGTAGAATTAGGTTTAATATGACAGCACAAGAAAAGATTGCTGTGTTTGAAAATAGATTTGAAGCTAGTCCTGCTGTTAGAATGATTAGACCATATATTCCTTATCCTAGAAATAAGTTTCTTAGTGAAGAAGCAGTTGCTCCAGCACTTATTACAATGACTGATGCAGCAATCTATGAATTACTAAATGATGTTCCTCCTTCAGCAGCAGAATTACAAAAATTAAAACAAGCTAATAAAAAACCTTTATAATGGCTGATAATACTCCTATCCCCCCTTTAGTTGACAGAACAGCATTAGAAGATGCATTTGGTGGTTACGAACCACAAGGTGCTCCTGCTGATTTACCCAATGTAGCATTCAGAGGATTAGATAAGTCTAGTGCTACTGCAGGCACAGGAGAACCTGTATCTATATTAGATGCTCTAGAGAATAGTCTTACATCTATGCCTAGCAGTGTTAAGCTAACAGGTGGTGGTATTCCTAGAAGTATTGCTGAATTAACTTCTTCTAGATACAAAGCATATGTTCCTGGTGATTATAATAACGAGGATGCATATGCTCAAGGACAGGGATGGACTGAGAAAATGGTTAATAGTGTTGGTAAAGGATTACTACTTGCTGGTGGTACATTTTTACAAGGCACTGTTGGTTTAGTTAATGGTGTTGGTAGAGCTGCTATTGATGGTAGAGCTGCATCATTCTATGATAATCCTGAGAACAGAGCATTAGATGATTTATATAAATGGTCTGAAGATTTTGCTCCTGTATTTCAAACTGATGCTTATAAAAATTTAAACTGGTATAGTCCTTCTAAATTATTTTCAGCAAACTTCCTATGGGATGGTATTGTTAAGAACTTAGGATTTGCTGCTGGTGCTTATTTATCAGGAGGTGTATATGCAGCTGGATTAAAAGCATTACCATTAACAGCTAGATTATTCTCTGTTGGAAAAGCAGCAGAAGCTCTTGCAGCTACAGAACAAGGATTACTTGGTGCTAATAAAGTTGCAGATACATTTGGTAAAATTAAAACATTATCTGATAGATTTTTAACATCATATAAACTTTCAAGTGTTGGTGGTAGAGCATTAGTTGCAGGACTTTCTACAACTGGTGAAGCAGGATTTGAAGCTGCTGCAAACCTGAATGCATTTAGAGATAAAAAAATTCAAGAGTATGTAAGTACATATGGTGCAGAACCAGATGGAGAAGCTCTTGCTCAAATTAATAGAGAAGCTGAAGCAGTAGGTAATACATCATTCTTATTGAATGTTGGTTTATTAACTGCTACCAACTATATTCAATTCCCTAAGATTCTTGGTTCTTCATATAAAGCTGAACGAGGAATGGTTAACAATTTAACCAAAGAGATTGGAGAACTTACTACAGATGAAGCTGGTAAATATATTGCAGCTCCTAGTAGATTAGGAAAAGTATTAGGAACTCTAAACAAAGCAAGACCTTATATCTTCTCTGCTTCAGAAGGATTTGAAGAAGGTTCACAATATGCAATCCAAATTGGAACACAAGATTACTATAACAAGAAAAGTAATAACGAACCAACTACTTTCTTAGATAGTTTAAGTGAGGGTATTACTCAAACCTTAGGAACTAACGAGGGTATGGAGAATGTTCTTATTGGTGGTTTGTCTGGTGCTATAATGCAAGCAAGAGGTAAGTTCTCTCAAGGAAGAGAAATAACTAAAAACACAGCTGCTGCAATTGAACAATTTAGTAAATTTAAACTATCTGACTTTAGTAAGGATACAATTGATTCTGTAAACAGAGGAACAACTATCCAAGAAGAAAGAGAACAACAGTTAAAAGAAGGTAATGTTGCTAACAGTAAAGATCTTGAAGCTGATTACATTATCAACTATTTAACTCCTCGTATTAAGTATGGTAGATTTGATCTTGTAAGAGCAGAGATTGATGATTACAGAGCACTAGCTTTAACTGATGCTGGCTTTGCACAATTACAAGCTGAAGGTAAAGCTCTTGCTACAGATACAAAAGAACAGTATTTAGAAAGATTAAATGGCTTAGAAGCTACAGCTAATAATGTTAAATCATTATACCAATCACTAAACCTTCGTTATGGTGGTATGGTTAACTCTAAAGGTGAAGAAATTTATTCATCAGATGTGATGGATAAGATGGTTTATGCTGCATCTAAAGTGGCTGACTATGATAAACGTATTCCTCAATTAACTAGTCAATTAACTGACACTAGTATTGATGTAATGGGTATTGTTGATGAACTTGTTAATGATAAGAAGTCTGATAAGTTTGATGCTGCAATAGTTGAATTAGAACAAGGAAAAGCAATCACTGCAGAAGAAGATATTCAAACATTACAAGATATTGGAAAACTTTCTCTTCGTAGAGATTTATTCTTAAATGAATATAGTGAGTTAAAGAAAAGTCCTGAGAAGTTTAAGGAACCAGAACCTCTTGCAGAAACTGCTAAAGTTCCTGGAGCACCTGTAGAAACTGTTACCATCAAAACAAAAGATGGTGATGAAGATATTGAGGTGGGCACAGAATACTTCCTAGGTAAAGTTACTGAATATAGTGCTGAAGGAAGTGAGGTTTATCGTTTTCCTACACTAACTATTGTTGGAGAAAATGAAGATGGTACAGTTCAAATTAAAACCTCTACAGGTGAGATTAGAAATGTATCTAAAGATGTATTAGCTGATTACAAACTTGGAAAGGTTAGTGATACGCTAAACAATAAGAAAGCTAAATACTTCATGGACAACATCAATACCATGTTTGAACACTATGGTATTAAAGATAAAGATGGTAAACCTGAAGTTGGTAGATTAGAATACTCTCTAAAGAAAGATAAACTTGTATTTGTATACAAAGATGATAGTGGTAAGATTGTAAGAAGAGAAGTATTGAACACTATGTTCAAAGCTGCTGAAGGTTACAGAGATGCAATGGTTCGTGAGATTGGTAAGCTTACAGCTACTCAAACAGAATCTAAGAAAGCTTTTGTTGAAGACACTACTACAATGTCTGACAAGCTTAGAGTTAGAAACCAGATTGTTACTGACTTATATGAGAACAGTGTTAAACGTGTTCAAGAGATTGAAGATAAATTAACAAAGAATAGAGAGAAGTTAAATGAGATAGCTGATTCTTTAGATGCTGCTAGCAAAACTAAAGATGGTAAAGATCGTAAGAGAATTACTAAAACTTTAAAGAAATCTATTAATGAACTATCTTCTTTACGTAACAATATTGAGAAAGAGAACAATGCACTATTAGGTGAGAAGAATGAATTGGAAGTTAACATTCCATTATTCAAAAACTTTATTGATGAGTTAGCTTCTCTTCCTGAAGATAGTAAAGAGTTTGTTGCTCAGTTAAAAGATGATGTTTCTACTTTTGAAGATTTAATTGACATTACTAACGATGCTATTAAATCTAATAACACTTTATTACAGGACATAGACAAAACATTATCTGATGCTCTATCTGTCTTTACTGATTACATCAAACGTTTAAGAGAAGAGAATCCTGGTATTCCTTTGTTCATGGATGAATTGGTTGCTAAGCTTGAGAAGTATCAAGGTGAAGAAGGAGCAAAACAATTTATTGCTGAACGATTAGGGTTTACTGATTTAGTTGCAGATCTAGAATCTGATATAAATGATTTCTCAGCAGAACTTAAACTTCCTGAGCTAACAGCTAAAGCAGATAAACTATCTAATGATATCAAGGAACTAAGAAAAGGTCTTGATGATTTAGTTACTCAACAGATTGCTAGAAGAAACATTCTAGATGCATTTGAAGAGTTTGTAGAAAAACAAAAACAAATTAAGCTTGAAGAAAATAAAATACAAGCTGATAAACAATTACTAGCACAGTTCTTAGGAACTATGGATAACAGTGTTCAGAATAATCCTGAACCAACTAAAGGTTATGAAGCTGCTAGCAAGAAACCTTGGCAATCTGTTGTAGGTGGAACTGTTGCTCCTGGATATAAAGATGCTGAAAAGTCTTTCAATAAAAGAGCTAATAACTTTGGATTTAAGTTTAATAGTTTAGAGAACAAAGATTCTATTCGTGGTGTAGTTGTAACTAATGCTACACAGGATCAAATCATTCCTGGATTAACAGAACACTTAATTGGTGAGTCTGGTTTAGATCCTAAGACTGTTATTGCTTTAGTAATGGTTCAGGAGAACAAAGATGGTTCTTATACATTAGTAGATGAGAATGGTGTAGCTATTCCTGAAGGAGCTGACTTACTTAACACTGCTATCTTCCAAGTGTTTCCAACTGAAAAGTTAGAAGCTACTTATGATGGTAAGAAAGAAAGTATGTTCAGAGAAACAACTCCTGAATATGTAGAAGCTTCTTTAAGAGAACAATATACTGGTTGGAGAGAGAATGAATTAAAACAAACTCAATTAGGTCAGCCACAAGGTATCACTGCTTCTTTTGGTATTCCTCAATATGTAACTAGATTAAATGAAAAAGGAATAGAAGAAAGAAACTATGATGCTAGAGTTTCTGCAGAAGAAGCTGGTTTAGTTGATTCTGAAATGTTAACAGAAGAACCAGTAATCGCTGTAGCTACAAATAATACCTCTATAACAAATGGTTCTGTTACATTCACTACACCTCTTGGACGTGTGTTCTTACAGATTCCTGGAGGCTTAGCTAAGTTATTTAATAGAAAGTTTAATAGCAAAGAAGCTAATACTATCTATGATGTAATTCTTCAGTTGACTAAGAATGCTGTTACAGATGGTGATATTAAAACTGAAAAATCTCAACGATTAATCAATTGGTTAAAGTCTACAGTTTATTGGGGTATTGCTAAAAATCAAGCTGGTGAAAGAATACCTGCTGGATATAATAACGTATGGTTTGAAGAAGTTAATGATGAAGATGGTAAACCTGTAACTAAGTTATATATTTCAGGTAAGGGTGAAGGATTTGAATTTACTCCAACATCATTGGAAGAAAACAAAGGTGAGATTGTTACATTGTTACAAAACATGTATAACAATACTAATGCTACAATGGTTAATCAAAATGCATGGAACAATCCATACTTTGAAATAACTGGTATTGATAGCAATGGTGAACCTATAACTAAGAAGTGGGACAACTACCAAACATACTTATTATCTTCTGAAGGAAGAACTAATGAAGAGATTCCATTAGCTACACAATTCAAACCAATCACTGATACAGCTCCTGTAAATAGAGTGGGTATTTATTTTACATTAGATACAACAGTTGATGATTATGTAGTTCCTCAGAGTGCTCCTGTTGTAACACCAATGGAAGAAGCTCCTAAAGCTCCTGAACTTCCTACAGAATTTTTTCTTGCTCCTAAAACTCAACCTGAAGCTAAATCAGTAGAAGCTCCTAAACAAGAAGGATTTGTATTAGATGGTGTTAAAGAAAATACTGTTCAACTAGGAACATTTGGTGCTGTTACATTTACATTAGATGGTAAATTGTACAATGAAACTAATGGTGATAAAGGATTTAATCCTACCATTCCTGCATCTGTAACAGAGGCTGTAATGAAAGCTAAAGATGTTACTGAAGAAAAAGCACAACAAATTATTGCTGCATCTGTTATTGCTAAGGTGGCTCCACAATTAGAATCAATGAAGCTTCCTGTTGTTGAACCTATTGTAGAGTTTACAGAAGAAGAGAATGATGAGTGGAATAACTCTGCTCCTAATACACCAGATGATACAGCTTATCGTTTACAATTAGTAAAAGAAGCTAAACAGTTTGACACTGAAATCTGGCCTAAGGTAGAAGAGTTCTTGAGAACTAAATTCCCAATGCTTCCTATATACAGAGTGAAGAATGTTATTCAGGCTACTAATGGTAGACAAGCTTTTGGTATGCTTCATAATGCTGCTATCTACTTACAAGAGAATGCTCAGGTAGGTACAGTTTATCATGAAGTGTTTGAAGCTGTATGGAAGATGTTTGCTACTCCTGAAGAAAAGACTGCTTTAATTAAAGAGTTTAGAAACAGAGAAGGAAGTTACACTGATAGATTTACAGGTGAGGAGATTAAATACTCTGAAGCTACAGAAGCTCAATTAAAAGAAGAGATTGCTGAAGAGTACAGAGACTTTGAATTATTTGGTAAAGCTCCAGATAGATCTAATGGTAAATCTTTAATCTCTAGATTATTCTCTGATATAGTTAACTTCTTCAAAACATTCTTCACTGGAAAGAATGCAGCTAATAACACAGAAGAGTTATTTAAAAAGATGAGCAGTGGATATTATGCAGAAAACTATAATCCATACATTGCTCCATTATCTTTTGCTAACGTTGGTGTAATTGATATACAAGATGCTTTTGGTGGTCCTGATGCAGAATATAGATTAGAAACCATTCCTGCTACACAGGTTAATGAGATCATGCAACAAATGACTTATAGCACTCTTACTGATTTAATTAAAACAGATAAGAGCTTATTCACTATTGCTTCTGTCAACAAGAAAGAACTATATGAGAAACTTCAGAAGGAACTTCTTGAAATAGTTAGATGGAAAGGATCACAATATGAAAGTGCTGCAGCTAAAGGTGAATTAACTAATGAGGAAGCAGCTCGTGAGGTGGGTAACTTAAAAACTCTTTACAAGAATATCAAAGCTGATTGGAATGATATTATTGCTAAACATCAAGAATACTTAAAGACTTATTCTATTGAGTTTGATGAGAACGATAATAGTATTCTTACTGATGAGAATAACTCAGGTAAATCTGATTACCAAGCTGCTAACAAAATTGATTCATTCAGAAGAGCTAATAGCGCAATTAAAATCTTATTAGCAACTCTTCCTGTAACTGAAGTTACTAATGAAGGTGTTAAGATTAAACGCTCATCTATTGGTGGTGCTGTATTAATGCCTTCTGATCAAGTGTTTATTAACTTGATGAATCAATTACATGATTCAACTAATGTTGATGATATGTTTGATAGATTAAGAACTATGGCTTTGGGTAATCCAAACTATGCTTCTCTATACAAACGCTTAACTAAACTTGCTCCATCTGAACAAGTTGATTTTAGTAAACTTGATGATACTGGATTGCAATTAGTTTCTGCATTCTGGAAATCATTCAAGAGACAAAATGCTGATGTTATATCTGTGTTTGTTCTTCCTGAAGGAGATATTGTTATTAGTGATTCAACCTTATCATCTGCAGCTAAACAATCTAAACGTGATATGACTGCTAACTTGATTAATACAATCAAGGGTGATAACAAGTATGTTAAATATGATCCAAAGACATTTAAGTATAATGCATTAGGAGCTATTAATAATGTACAGTTTACTGGTTCTCAATTAAATGGATACACTGACTTCTTAAAGAATCTAGGAATTGAATTTGATATTAAGGCTGTAAGAAAGCTTAATGATGATCAATTAAAAATGTTTAGAAAAGCTGTAGAAGGATTAAAAACAAGTATTTCTCAAATAGAAGATGTAGCAACTCTTTCTACAAAAACTTTAAACATTGATGGTCGTATGTTAGAGCTTGGTACTATTCAAGCTATAATTGAAAACCCTACATTTGAATCTACATATTTTAATATCAATGGTGAACGTACACAGAACTTCATTGGTACAAATGCATTAAGTGGTTTATACGATGTTCTTTCTAAGATAGATAACATTAATGATCTAGCAGGTACAGAATATGCTTTCCTACTTACTGATGTATTTAGTAAAGGTAATTCTAGTGTGATGTTAAACAAGATGTTTAATATTGCTAAGTCTGGTGGACGCATTAAAGGTAGTGAAGAATTTATGAAACCTGTATACATTGATGGTACAATCAATGAACAAAAAGGTAAGAGTAAAGAATCTTCTAAACTTAATTACAAAGAACGTCTCATCCAAGAGATCAATCTTAACTTATCAGGATTCTATCTTAATCTTGTTCCTGGAGATGCATCTATGGAATGGGCTATTAAAATGCACAAAGAGGAATCTCCTTTTGTAACTGAAGAATCTTATTTAACAAAAGACTATCTTAACATATTCAAGAACTACTTCATCTCTGAGGTGGAACTTGCTAGAGATGGTCGTAAGACAGTTAAACCAGAAAACAGTAAAGACTTACGTTTCTTCAAAGCTATTCTTGGTGATGCTTTACACAAGCAAATCATGACCAAGGCTAATCTTAAACTTTCTCCTGAGGAAGTATATGAGAATAACAAGAAAGAAATTAATGCTGCTGTAGAAGAGTTTATTAAAAATGATGCCCAAGATACTCGTGAACTACTTGCAGGTTATGGAGCTATTGGGTATGATGAAGATGGTTTGTATGTAGAGAACCTTGCATTTGGTGATAACATCACTGAGCAATCATTGAACACTAAATTACAATTGCTTTCTGTTAACTACATGATTGCAAACATTGAAATGCATAAGCTTGTTTATTCTGATCCATACCAGTATTCAGATGAGTTGAAGCGTATTAAGAACTTTAACTCTCCAAGACAACCTCTTGTGTATGGTTCTAAAAAGATTAACGCTGCATTTAATAAACAATATAACAAAGGATACTCTAAAGATGATATTGGTTACACTGATATGAATAGAGATGTATTCAGATCATCTGTAATCAGTGATGTATTTACAGTTGGTAGTCTTCCTGGATATGAAATTCCATTTGAAGAAACTGATGGTGGTGGTTACATCTCATCAAAAGCTAATCGTATTTTTGGTATTCGTTCTGGTGAATGGACTGAGGATAATGAAAAACAATACAGATATGATGTAGCTTGGGAGAAACGTGATAAAGGATTTGATTTATCTAAAGATGAACAACTTCTTTTAGCACAAGGTAATCCTAATGTAAGAAGTACTTACACTCCAAGAAAACCTATTGTATCTGGAAGTAAAGCTGATGGTAAAAACTATAATGATATTGTTCTTGATAAGTTTGCATTAGTTCCTCTATCATATCGTCTTCTAAAAGAAATCAATGCTGATTCAAATGCAATTAAGTTGTATGAGAAAATGCAAAGAGACGATGTTGATTATGTAGTTTACAACACTGGTAGAAAAGTTGGAGCTGGTATAACTACTCCATTATATAATGAAGATGGTTCATTTAATAATAATCCTTTCGAAGAAATAAACAATATTCCATTTGCTATCATGGGTGTACAAACAGAGGTGCCTTCTAAAGATACTCCTCTTGTTACTCGTGGTTCTCAAATCACTAAGCTTGTTACACTTGACTTCTTAGAAGCTGGTATGCCTACTGACTTTGAAGCTGATGGAGATTTTGATTCTCGTTTTGCTAAATGGATCACTCTTGATGAAAATAAAAAATTAGAGTCTTCTGAGATTTATAAATTAATCAAAGAGAACCAAGATTTATTAGTTGCTAAAACTGAAGCAGATTACCAAACTCTTATTAAGAAACTTGGCATTCAACAAACTGTTGTAAATGGTAAGAAAGCATTTGTATTAGGAGATGTAGATAAATTAATTGATACATTACGTGATGAGATATTAAAGAGAGAGGTAAATGAAAATATTACTGATGCTCTTAATGGATTTAAACAAGGTGATGTTGTATTAGAAGCTACTCCTGCATACCAACAAATCAGAAACATCTTATATTCGATTGCAGATAAAACTGTAGTTCGTCCTAAGATCTCTGGTGGTTTGAAAGTTCAAATTCCTTCTACACTATTAGAATCAACTCGTGTTAAAGGTAAAGAGTTTACTGATAAAAATGGTAATGTTAAATACTCTTATGAGTCTAATAATTTAAAATTCTATACTAACAAAGAAGGAAAACGTATTTGTGAGATTATGGTTGGTAGATGGTTCAAGTCAGATAAGACTGATGCAGAACTTCTTAAATACTTTAATGATACTCCTGAAGGACAAAAGGTTCTAGAAGGAATTGGATTTCGTATTCCTACACAAAAACAAAACTCTATTGATTCATTTGTTATTAAACAATTCCTTCCAGAAGAATTTGGTGACTCAGTAGTTATTCCTTCTGAACTTGTAAGAAAAGTGGGATCTGACTTTGACATAGATAAACTTTCTATCTACTTGAAAAATATTTATGTAGATGGTAAAGGTGATATTAAAGCTGTTCCATATTTTGGTATTGGTGAACAAGCAAAAGCTAAGTTTGCTGATATGTTTGATAGAGGTGAGTTCTTAACTGAAGAACAAGTTAAACAACTAGACAGATATATTAATGAAGAGAGAGAAAGAGAATTTGATTTAAATTCTCCTGAAGCTAAATTGATTAGAGATATATTCCCAGAAGCATTTACTGATGAAGCATTTGCAAAAGAGTTTATAGCTGATCTTGCTAAGAAGGGAATGAAAGAAGGTATTGTTGATAACATGTATGTTAAGTCATTAGAGAATCAATACATCCAATCTTTACAAAACCTAGTATCTCATGAGTCAAACTTTGATAACTTAATCAAACCAAACTCTGCAGACCAATTAAAAGATCTTGCAAAAGACATTAACAAAAAACTTGGAAGAGAAGAAATCGATTACTCTTCTGTAGGAAACATGTTACATAGATCATTCATGTCTAGACTAAGACAAGATTTTGTTAGTGGTAAATACGCTATTGGTATTGCAGCTGTTTCTCAAACAAACCATGCTCAGAATCAACGTGCTGTTATGTACATTGATACTGATAGATTAAAAACTAAGAACATCAGTGAAGCAGATAAAAAATGGTTAGGTGATGGTCAAATTAAATTAAAAGAATACAATTCAATATTTGCTAAAGATAAAAAGAGACCTACACTTTCTATGATTAAGAATGCTGCAGGTGAATACATCTCTGATATCATTGGTCAATTCATTGATGGTTATGTGGATATATCTAAAGGTCCTTGGATCATGGAACTTGGTGCTACACCTAATGTTGCATCTACATGGTTGTTCTTAACTAAAATTGGTGTTCCCATTAAGACCACTGCGTATTTCATGAACCAACCAATTGTTCGTGACTACTTACGTACAGTGGAAAGTGCTGGTTACTCATGGTTATTCATTGACAACTTTGTTGATGACATGATGGAAATCTACACTCCTCAAGAAGATATAACAGTTACAGAACTTCCTAATGAGGCTGGACTTGGTGAAATGATTGGTAAGAAAACTAGTCAGCTAAGTAATACTCAAAAGGCACAACAACAATTAATTCTAGAAGAGTTCTTGAAATATGCTAAGATGGCTGAGCATTTGTTCCAAGTGACGCAAGGTTCTAACTTTGACACTGCAACAATCAATGATCCATATTTGGTATTCAAGAAACAAATGCAATTGAAGAAAGCACAGAATACAATTATTTCTTCTGTTGATGACATTCTAGATAAATCATTCATTGGATCATTAAAAGATATTATCTATGATGTTAGAGATGCGTTCTCAACAATATTAATATCTGATAGAACATCTGATGATACAAGTAAGATTTCTGTAAGAGATGTTATGGAAGCTGTATTAGCACCATATACAGATCTTAGTGACAGAGACTTTGTTAAAGTGTCTCAGAAAGCTGTAGCTGACTTATTTGATTGGGCTGTACAAACAGATACAAAATTAAATAACTTTATAACTAATGCACTACTTGGAACTGACACTTATGAAAGTGCAGCTAAGAAGGTTATTGAATACAGAGATAAAGTGCTAAAAGATGAAAGCCATCCTTTACATGATAACTTAATTATCAATTCAATTAAACTAGAACCTGGTTCTAAAAATGGAAAACCTGATAACTTGTATATTGCAGGAAGAGATAATAAGGTGTATAATCAGAACCAGACTATAGCTGCATTTCGTGAGCTAAGAGAGCAGTTAAAAGCTGAAGGTAGTGATTTGTATGGTAGACTAGTTAGACTTGCTGTAATCCAATCTGGTACAACTACATCGCCTATATCTTTTACATCTATTCTTCCTTATGAAGATTTTAAAGCATATTATAATAAAACTTTGTCAGAGTTAGAAAATTTACCTAACTTAGATGAATTTTATAATCTTCATGTACTTGAGAGAAACAATTGGAATAATACAGACATAGTTCCATTCAAACCATATACATTAATTAAAAATAAAAAGGGAGAATTATTTAATCCAAATATGGCATTTGTTGCTAAGAGATTAGTAGGAGCAATGAATAGAAAAGAAATTCCTAAAGTGATTAATATTTCTACACTTTCAAGAGAAGGATCATCTGACTTTGTTGTTTACACTTGGGAGAATAGAATTTCTAAAGCTGATAAAGCCAAAGCTAAAAGAAAAGGTGATAGATCATATATCAATAAAGGATTATTCCAAAAGGTGTATTACATTAATGAAGATGGACTGAGAGTACCATTAGTGCAAGTTTCTGAATACAACAATAAGATTTATAAAAACTTTGTATACAAACATGTTAATGCTTGGGGTGATTCATTCAGAGCTAATGAGTTCTATAACTTTATCAGACCATCTGTATTAGATAATGATTTTATTAAAGTGGAAGAGAAGTTTAACGATGAGACTAGTGTGAAGATTTCTTCAGCTGAGGTGGCAGATGATGTAATTGCAAACATATATCTTGCAGGAACTAAAACTGAACCAAAGATTGAAACAGGAACAGAATTGAAAACTGATGATTTTAAATGCTAAATAAATGAATACTTGTCAAGTAGGTATAAAGAGTACAGTTGAAAAATATGTAAGTGGTAAATCCTATTTAGGGTTTAATGGAAAAAACTTTATCCAGATTTTTACATCTGTTAAAGAGAAAGTTAATCCATCTAACTTTTATGGTGTTGCTACAAGTGTTGCAAACACTTTAAACAAAGCTATCAATTCTGATCTTGTATTAGGAAGAGTATTTTATCCAACACAAACTCCTGGTGGAGTTGTTGGTGTTTCTATAAACCCAACAGCAGCTCAATTAAATCTATTGAATGCTAAAGAGGAAGCTGAGATTCAAGAAGCATTAGATATGCTTAATGCAGAAACTCCTGAACCTGATAGACTTGATATAGAAAATGACTTAGCGTTTGGAGTTGATGAGAGTGGAGATAGTTTCATTGCTTATCAAAATCAAGAAGTACCAGTTTCTAAAGCTAACTCTGAAACAGTTGCATTAGTAAAAGATGCTGCTGTTAAAATGGGCATTGATATGCAAGCTCTGTCTGATTATGCTAAAGCTAATCCAGATGTAGATGTTAAAGATGTTAATGGTTTAGCTGATCTTACTAGAGGAGTTATTGCTATTGCTACTGGTAAAGAAGATACTGCAATCACAGAAGAGGTTGTACATGTTGCTACAGCTATTCTTGAACAAACTAATCCACAACTAATCACTGCACTTATATCTAAGATTGATAGGTTCAAAATCTACAAACAAGTCTTTGATTCTTATAGTAAACTTAAAGGCTATCAATTACCTAATGGTAAACCTGATATTCGTAAGATTAAAAAGGAAGCTGTAGATAAATTAATAGCTGAAGCGATTGTTAATCAATCAGAAGGATCTACAGAGTTCCCTGAACTTATGCAGGAAGAAAATAGATCTATGATTAAACAATGGTGGGATACCATCAAAGATTATATCAAGGGTGTATATTCTAAAACAAACATTGATTTATTCCAAAAGGCTGGAGTATTAATTACTGAAGGTGAAGTTAATGGAACTGTATCTGATCTTGTAGAAGGTGGTGTATTCTTTCAAAGAATAGAGAATGCTATTCGTGATGAGTATTACGATAAGGTGATAACTGAGAATAATAAGATGCAGTTAAATCCTAAGACACCAACTGATAAACGTCATTACACTTATGAAGGAGAACGTGTTACAAAATCTGTAACAGAAAAGGTTGATGAGGGTAAAAAAGAAATAGGTGGAGATGAGATTGATAAAATGATTTACGATCAGAAAAAAGACTTTGGTCTTGGAGGACATGATCTTATTGAAAATGAAATACTTACCAACTTAATTGATAAAGATGGTTTTGCAAAAAAAGAATTTACAAACACTCCAATTGCTAGTGACTTAAGTCCAGCAATACAAGAAAAGATAAAAGCATTTGCTAGAGAATTAATCCTATCATATCCAGAAGGAACTAGATTTCTTATTGAGAAGATGGTTATTAATACTAAAGAGAAAGGCATGCTTGCTTCTAAAGTAGATTTTAAAGCTATCATTCCTGTTATAAATAAAGAAGGACAACCTGATATTAAGGTGGACACTCTTGACTGGAAGTTTATTGGTATTGACAAAAACAAAACTGAAGATGTTCCTTGGTATAAAAGAAAGGATTGGATTGCTCAGATGCTTGAGTATGTGAAGATTGATCGTAACTATGGATTAAGACCAGATCAAACTAGAAAATCTAGAATGGTCCCATTCATAGTTAATTATGAATATAACATTCCTGGAGTTCGTAAGAGTGGTGTATATGCTAAGTCTTTAGAGATTGGTAAATTAGATAGCACACAAGAAACAAACTTATACTTACTTCCTGTTCCTGTTATCAGTGAAACTACTGGAAACAAAGAAGTTGATAAATTAATTTTAGCTCTAAGAAAACAATGGGAGAAATTATATTCAAAACCAGTTACTCCAGAGAATAGAGATGCTAAGAACTTACAACTTAATGAGATTGATAAAGCTATTCGTCACTTACATGTTAAGATTGACTTTGAACCTTTATACAATGTAGGTAAAACATTCTTAGATAGTGCAGCTACAACATTTAAATCTTTTGAGAATATTGATTACTCAAACTTATCAGCAGAACAAATTCAAGAAAAACTTGGAGAACTATTATCATATCAAGCTAGTGCTCAAAAGTTTACAAACTTAGATCAAATCTTCCTATCTCATATTTCTAGAGAGGACATGAGTCCAGCAGATAAATTAATTCTTTCACGTTTAGAAGATGTTTCTAAAGCTACAGAAAGAATGATGGATAGAATTGAACAAATACAAAAAGATTATGTTGTTCAATTAGCTCTCAAAGAAGGATTTACAACAGAGACTGAGGGTGATTCTATATTAGATGCTGAGGTTGCAGTGACTGCATTTGCTAAAACATTTTTAGAAGCATCAAAACTTTCATCTAAGATTATTAATCTTGCTTCTAATTTATGGTTAAGAGCAAAAAGTTTAACTGACATTAGTGTATCTAATAAGATAGATGATTTTGAGAAGGTATTAACTCCTGCATTTAATGAAGCTAGAGCAAAAGGTAAAAGCGTATTTGATTTAATTGGTAGAGTTTATAATGGTGAGTTATCACTTAATAAAAAGATTGACTCTAAGTTCTTAACTGAAATTGATGCAGCAAAAGAAAAAGGAGATAAACAATTTTTCTTAACTAACTTAAACATTGATGAGTATAATAGACTTGCTCAGGATATGATTACAAAAGGTGAAGCTGAAATCAATGCTATCACATTCTCATCTAATGAGGAGCAAGATGATGCAGAAAAAACTTATAGAATTAGTAAGCTTAAAGATTCACTAGATATTACACGACCAACATTTAATGGATATAAAGATTATAAGTTTGGTGAGTTAGTTAAGAAAACATTAATTGAAGAAGGTCATTATTCTGAAGAGTATACACAAATGGCTAAGAGTCAAGCTTCTCTTGATTTGTGGAATTTTATTACAGCTCTTAATGATGAAGCAGCTGCTTTAGGTTTTATTACAAATCAAGGAACATCATTCTTGCCACTTATAGAAGCAAGTGTTTTAGAAAAGATTTCCCAATCTAAAGAATTTTCTGAAACTGCAAAAGATATATTTACTGATCTTTATACAGTGAGAGTTGATGAAGAACAAACATATTCTGCAACTGATAAAGAAACTGGTGAGATCAGAAAACAAATTCCAAAATACTTTACAAGAACTGATAAAGCAGTAGAACAATTATCTAAAGATGTAACTAAAATTATTCCTCTTTATATTAAAGCCCTACAAGAATATAAGAATGCTAAGAATATGGAGAACACTCTTCTTACATTACATTCTGTAGAACAAGCTAAAGGAAGTTTAGTAACTAATGCTGATGGTGATATTATATTTGAAGGTGAGGTTCCTAAAATTAATGAAACTGAAAATAAGAATGCAGAATTATTACAAACAATTGTAGATGACTCTCTATATGGATTAGGTGAAGATCTTGGAGCATTTGGAAATACAAAAATAACTGCTTTTGTAAGTAAGTTTGCTAAGTCTGAAGAAGGTAAACAAAAAGGTATTGTCTCTGCTAAAAAAGGATTAAAGAGTGCTGATACACTTGTAAGAGCATTAGCTGTAGGTTTAAAACCATTAATTGGTATAGCTAACTGGGCTGGTGGTCAATTTCAAGCTTATATTAATGCTGGTGGATTTTATAACTTCTTGGGAGATTTTGAAAAGAATAATTTAATGGTTACATCAGGTGTTGGGTTTACAACATTAAAGAAAGGACTATTAGATATGTTTATTCCTCTTGGAGAAGATGTTACAGAAGAAAGAATCAAAAAATTAGCTAAAGAACAATCTTATATTAAATGGTTAGGAGCTTGGTCATTTACTGACGTAATGATGGCTACTAACTCATTCCCTGAGAGAAAGTTACAATTTGCTAATGCATTGAGTATGCTTGATAACGCAATGGTTGTTGATGGTAAGATTGTAAACATTAGACAATACTTATCTAAGCAAGATACAAAAGCTAAATATGATTTGTCTTATACTGAAAGAAAAGCATTAGAAGACTCATTTGAAGATAGAGTTAAAGCTCTAAGAGAATCATCATCATTAGAGAAGATTGCTAAGATAGAGAATGATAAAGTTGTTATACCTGGAGTAAGTGATGAAGCAATAGCTAACTATCGTGTTACCATTAGAGAATATGGTAGAACATTGAATGGTCAGATGAGTCAAGATAATAAAGCTGGATTTAGAAGAGATTCTTTACTTAGCTCGTTCATGATGTTCAAAACATGGATTCCTAAATTATTATATTCTCGTGTGGGAGATATTAAAAAGAATGCTGAACTTGATCAATGGGAATATGGTAGAGCAAGAGCTTTCTTGAAAGTGTGGGCTAATGTAGGACTTTTAAATATCAAATCATTACGTGATGTTTATCTTGGTAATGAAGAAGGTCTAAAAATAATGGATGAACTTCTTGAAGCTAAGAAGGACGAATATTATAAAAAGACAGGACAAGTCTTACAGATTACTAATGAGGAGTTTTATGATTTAATGAGAACTCAAATTACTAATCAGATGAAAGAGTTAAAGTTATTGTTTAGTACAATGGCTCTTGTTATTGCAGCAAAATCTGCTGAACCACCTGAAGATGCAACTGACTTTGAGAAAAACAGATATAAATATTGGGCTAAAGCTTTAAACAAAATATCTGATGAGGTTAGCTTTTACTATGATCCTAGATCAGCAGACTCTATTACTAGAGGATCTATAATTCCTGCTTTGGGATTATTAGTAAAATCTGAACAAGTTATAAATAGTCTTCGTAAAGAAGTTACAGGTTATGTATTGAATGATCAGAAGATGATGGATAAAGCATATCCTACTAAATACTTCTTGAACATGATTCCTGGAGCTGCTCAATTCCAAAGTGACATATTACCACTTGTTAATCCAGAACTTGCTAAAGAAATGGGTATCAGAGTTACTGCTGAATCAAGACAGAGATAATAGCTATATTATATCATCTATTTAATCTTTCATTACTAAAATTACGTTAATTATAAATAAATTTGTATATTATGAGAACTGCTGCTATATGCCCCACCTGTGCCACGTATGAGAACGCTATCTGCGTCCTTTATGATGGACCCTACTTACCCTGTACAGGGATAAGTCCATTAGATTCTATTGCTGAAGCCTTAGCTAAAATTGATGCTGCTATTTGTGCACTTGGTGGAACAACCACCACTAGTACAACTAGTACAACAACAACAGCTGGACCAACAACAACCACCACTACTACAATAGCTGGACCAACTACTACCACTACAACTAGTGTTGCACCTACAACAACAACCACTACAACAGCTGCACCTACCACAACTACTACCACCACCACTTTAAACTGTGTGTATCCTACATTGGATGAGTTAACAACTGATGGATTTGGTAATATGACCTTAACCTATGATCTTCATGGTTCTACATGTTCAGGTGTATTTGTAGAATATTCTAGTGATCCTGCCTTTCCTGACCCTGTCTCTGGTCAAATTATTTTTAATGGTTGTAATCTAACATCATATGTGTTATATGTACCTTCTGAAACTACTCTTTATGTAAGGGTGTCTACAACATGTGGTCAACTTTCACTTATAAGTGATGCACTATCAATTATACCAGGTGTTCCTGCAACAACAACAACCACTACTACACTTCCTTAAAATATAATACCATGAATGTTGGATGCTCTGCAATTCCTTGTCCTATAATATTAAATTCCACCTGCGTTATATACGAGGGTGGTAATCTTATATATACAGGAATTAATACTAACGATACTATCCAAACAGCTCTACAAAAGATAGATGCTGTTATTGGAGATATTGCTGTTGGTACCTCAGGTACTGCAGGCACTAGTGGTACCACTGGAACTTCAGGTTCTAGTGGAACAGCAGGTACATCAGGTGATGATGGTATATCTAGTGGTAGGGTTTTCTACTTCAATGAATCTCAAGTATCTAGTGTAGCACCATATAAGGTGTTATCAACAACCCCTTCTGGAGGACCTGAACAAGTTGTTCCTGCTGTAACAAGTGGGAGCACTCCTGTTCTAGTTGCTGAATTCATAACAGAACAATTAAATGTTATTACTGTTCCTGCAGGTATACAAAGATTCTTCTTACACTTCTTAAAGAGTGCACAAACAGATATTGTTAATACATATGTAGAAATTATATTAGCTGATGTTAATGGTATTCCTATTTCTCCAGCTTTTACAACAAACGTTGCTTCTGTTGGATGGGTAGATGCTGTCACTCCTGTAGAGATTCCTGTTGATATTGTTATTCCTTCATCACCTGTATCTACATCAGATAAAGCAATTGTTAAAATATATATTACAGATGATGTTGCTGGTGCATACAATGTTAATTTCTATACAGAAGGTGCTGCCAACTATTCATATGCTGTAACAACTATTGCTACACTGTCAGGAACTAGTGGCACATCAGGAAGCTCTGGCACTTCTGGTATAGCAGGAACTAGTGGTACCTCTGGTATTGCTGGTACTTCTGGGACATCAGGTATTGCTGGCACCTCAGGTACTTCTGGTATAAATGGTACAAGTGGAATCAATGGAACCTCTGGGTCTTCAGGCACTGGAGGTACAGATGGTACTAGTGGTTCTTCAGGATCATCAGGTACAAGTTCTACAGGTGGTACTTCTGGTACAAATGGAACAGGAGGAACTAGTGGTACTGATGGTAGCAATGGTACATCAGGAAGTTCAGGAACTGCAGGTTCACATGGTACTTCTGGTACTAGCTCAACAGGTGGTACTAGTGGAACTTCAGGCACAACTGGAACCAGTGGTACTGATGGAACCAGTGGAACTACAGGTACTAGTGGAACGAGTGGTTTAGATGGTACAAGTGGATCTGATGGATCTAATGGTACCTCAGGCAGCAGTGGAACTGATGGCACTTCTGGAACAGATGGTTCAAGTGGTACAAGTGGAACTGCAGGTAGCAATGGAACTAGTGGCACTGATGGTACATCAGGCACAAGTGCTCTTGATGGCACAAATGGAACTAGTGGTACAACAGGAACTAGTGGAACAGCTGGATCAGGTGGTACATCTGGCTCCTCTGGAACAAGTGGTACATCAGGTTCTACTGGTGACTTATATGCTACAACATCCTCTACATCTTATACATTACAAGCAGCAGGTAATCCTGGAACTATAACAGTAGGACTAGGACTTGCATATACTCCTGCTCAATCTATTATTATTGCATACAATGCTTTAAATCACAATGAAGCAATTGTAACATCATATAATGCAGGCACTGGAAGTTTAAGCTTCACTACAACTTCATTAACAGGATCTGGAACTTACACAGCATGGGATGTCAATCTTGATGGTGCTACAGGGGGTGATGGATCAAGTGGAACCTCTGGAACCACAGGAACATCTGGCTCTAGTGGTGTAAGTGGAACTTCTGGCACTACAGGTACTTCTGGTACAACAGGTAGTTCAGGAACTTCAGTAACTGTATCAGGAACTAATAATACTGTTGTTAAATTCACAAGTGCATCCACTATTGGTAATTCAAATATTACTGATACAGGTACACTTATTTCATTAGGTTCTAATACAACTATTTCAAGTGGAGCATTAGGTATAGGTACGAGTGCATTAACTGATACTGCTTTAAGGGTAGGGAAAGGAATAACTGGTAGCACTACACCTGCTGGTATTCAAGTTACTTCTGCAATACAAAATGATGCTACTTCAAGTGCGATAATTTTTCAATCAACTCCATCACAAGCTGCTGGTGGAACACTTACAACATTATATCATTTTGCTGCAAGTCAATCTACACTTAGTGGAACTGTAACTACACAAATAGGTTATCAGGTATTTGCAAGTGTTAGTGGTGCTACAAACAATCGTGCTTTTCAAGGTCAATTAGCTGCTGCTGCAAATACACATAACTTGTATATGTCAGGTACAGCTGATAACTATGTGGCAGGTGCTTTGGGTATAGGTACTACATCTTTAACAGGTTATAGTTTAAGAGTAGCTAAAACTCTAACAGGTGCTACTACAGCTTATGGTATTCTTAATTCAGGACAAATACAATCTGATGTTACTGCAAATGCTATTTATAATAGAACATTAGCTTCTACTGCTGCTGCTTCATTTACATTAGCAAATCTATATCATTATTTTGCAGACCAAAGCACATTTGGTGCAGGTTCATCTGTTACAAATCAATTTGGATTTTATGTAGATAGTGGATTAACAGGTGCAACTAATGATTATGGTTTTTATGGCAACTTAGCATCTTCTGCAAATGTTTGGAACTTGTACATGAATGGCACTGCATCTAATTATCTAAGTGGTGTTTTAACTATTGGTACAAACTCTCCAAATGCATCTGCAAAACTACAAGTAGATAGTACAACAAGTGGTTTCTTGCCACCAAGAATGACAGAAGCACAAAAGAATGCTATAGCTTCTCCTGCCACTGGATTAATAATTTATCAAACAGATGCTAGTGCAGGTCCTTATTACTATAATGGTTCAGCTTGGATTCAAAATGTATCAGGTACATCAGGTACCTCAGGAGTAAATGGGACTTCTGGAACTTCTGGTACCACAGGTACAAGTGGCACAACTGGAACCAGTGGTACTACAGGAACCTCAGGGACCTCTGGTATCAATGGTACATCTGGCACTAGTGGAATAAATGGTACAAGTGGTACAACAGGCACAAGTGGGACTAGTGGTGTAAATGGCACTAGTGGAACATCAGGAATCAATGGTACTTCTGGAGTTAATGGAACCTCAGGAACTAGTGGGGTGAATGGTACTAGTGGAGTGAATGGAACATCAGGATCTTCTGGTATTAATGGCACTAATGGAACTTCTGGAATCAATGGTACGTCAGGTATAAATGGTACAAATGGAACCAGTGGTATTAATGGTACTAATGGAACGTCAGGAATTAATGGAACCAATGGTACTTCTGGTATCAATGGAACAAGTGGTACTAATGGAACAGGTGGTACAAGTGGTACCTCTGTAACTGTATCAGGTACAACAAACTATGTTGTTAAGTTTACAAGTGCTTCTACAATTGGTAACTCAAATATTACAGACAGTGGAACACTTGTTAGTTCTGCTGTAAATACAAGTATAACAGGAAGTTTACAAGCTGGAGATGCTTCAGTATTAGGTGCTGTTTCTTTTGGAGATACCCCCACCACAATCATAGGCAAAACTACAGGAGCTATATTAGATTTAAGAAATACTAATACAGTAATTGCTGCAGGAGATTTAGCAGGTAGTATTCAATACACTGTTAAAGATGATACAACAGCAGGGTATTGTGTATCAAAAATAGATACAATAACATTAGCTGCAGCAGGTACTGGTAATAGTGGTGGTGGTATTATGAGATTCTTCACTAATCCAGGAGGAATGAGTGCAGTTCCACTTGAGAGAATGCGTATTACAGCAGCTGGTAATATTCAGATTGGTTCTGCAACTGGTTTCTTTGTAGCCTCTAAATTACAAGTTACTGGAGACATATGTGTAAGCTCTGGAAGTAGAATTTTACTTGATTCCTCTGCTAGTACATTAAGTATAAAGAGTAGTACATCAGGAGCTGGTGGTGATATGGAATTTTACACTGGTGGTAGTTCTTCAACTAGTATTCGTGTAAAAATTGCTGCTGATGGTGCTGTAGCTATATACAATACATTTAATAGACAAACTGCTTCTTATACACTTGTTCTTGGAGATGCTGGTAAAATAGTTGAGATGAATGTTGCAGGAGCTAACAATTTAACTGTACCTTTGAACTCAAGCGTTGCATTCACTATTGGAACTGAAATTCAAGTATTACAATATGGTGCAGGTCAAACTACTATTGTAGCTACTGGTGGTGTAACATTGAGGAGTAAGTCAGGTCAATTAAAAATTGGTAACCAATACACAGGTGTAACGCTTGTTAAAGTTGGTACTGACGAATGGTATGTAATTGGTAATTTAACTGCATAATATATGGGACATCTATTATCTTCAGCAATCAAAATGAGTGCTTCGTCTGGAATACCTACTGGAGTTTTTACTGTTATATATAACGAATTACCAACAATAGCAGGTGCGAGTGTTATTCCATTAAAAAATGGTTCAGTTTATTTATCAAGAGTATCTACAGGTACATCTACAGGTACTATAACAACAGGAGATACATTTTCTGCAACTTTACCTTCTCCAAGTGGACCATATAGATATTTATCAATAGTAAGTTCGTCAAGAGGTACATTATTTTATGGTGAATTTGAACCTGGAATGAGTGGAACAATATCATCCCCTACATTTACAAAAGTAGATAATGAAGATATTACCATAAATGGATTTGTTGACTTTACATAATAAATAATACATCTAGGAAATTACAGTTATTCTTAACCTATCATTTCAGAATTAATTTTATCTATAACCATTTGTGATGTAATACTAGTCTGACATTCAAATTGTCTATCAGTTCCTTTATTAACAGGACACCAATTCCAATCTCCCCTATCAAACTTATACTGAGGATCATTCCAACATCCATGACATACACTTGTGTTCGTCACTCTAATGCATTCAAACTCGTGATCTGCTTGAGTAAAATTGCTTATCATCACAACTTCTTTTCTAAGTGCCCAAGCTAACCAGCTTAACCCACTAGATAAGCCTACAAAGAACTTACTATAATAGATAAGGTTCATTGTATTCTCTATCGACTTATCCTCTGGCACTAGACAGTTATCAAATGGGTTATCCTCTAATGATACATTCACTATCTTATATCCTTTCTTGTGATAATGATTGATTAACTCCTGCCACGACTCTCTTGTCCAGAACTTACATCCTGCAGTTGAATTGGTGGCTATGGTGATGTAATTATCGTATGGCCTCTTACTTGGACTGAAACTGATTCTAGGAACGACTTCCCGATATTGGAGTCCCAAAATGTTTGTGGCTGCTTTCTGTAATGGAATAGTGTTAGGTAGCTCTGGTTCCTTATTGCTATCATAGAACCATCCTAAAGTGTACATACCCATAATGTTCTGCACATTAGTTCCTGGTTCTACAAACTCTAATTCTGGATACACATCCTGGAATAAGTTATTCCTGAAGGTAGATACTATTACATGGCAATTGTGTTTCTGCTTGAACTCCAAACAATAAGGTATCCACGCTATTGTGTCTCCCAAGGACTTGCTGTCAAACGCAATGTATACACGCTTTCCTGTGTAGTCTAACGTGCTTTCATACACAAGCTCATCATTCTCTCTTACAGTTACATTCCATTTGGTGTAATAGCTCCTGTTGAGTCTCACCCAACTGTTACACGCAATATTGTTCTGGTAATGTAGCTCTCCAGACTCATCATAAAACCTCACATTAAAAATGCTTTCTGAGCTCCCTTTGATTTCTAAGAAGGGTTGTCCTACGCAATAGTTGGTGATTGTTATAGGCTGCTTGTATGGTGCAGCTTTGCACACAGCTCTGTACATTTCGTCATGCAATTTTGCAAATTCCTCTTCTTGCCCTTCAGGTATTTCATATTGCATAGGTTCATCAAGAGCTTTTATTAATTGAGCCTTTAGATTGTTTTCGTCTATTGGTGTAATGTATTCATCAAACATTCCACAGTATTGTGGTAGGTTGCGTGCTAATATTTTACAGCCATAACTAACAGCTTCTCTAACAACAAGAGGATTACATTCCCATGTGCTATTGAACATGAATACATCTGAAGCTAACATAAACTTCCACGCATCCTCTCTCTCTCCCCACACCTTACAATTAGCTGGTAGGTCTGCCATGATTGGTTCCCAATATTCTTGGAAGTTAACAGCTTGGTTTCCTACAAAATGGAATTGTACATCAGGCATTCTTCTAGCTATTTCTACAGCTTCTTTCTGATTCTTTCCTGGTGTCCATAGTCCAACGTTTACAACATGTTCTTTGGCTTCATCAAATTCTAATTCTGTAAATGCATCCTGCCAATTATATGTCTGACGTTTGTCTTCAATTGGAAACTCCAATACATATTTAGGAGATTGCATGTTAGCAAATGTCTGCAAATGATATGGTGTACAGAAAGCATATGCATCTGGATGATAACGTTTGCTCTGGTCTGGATTAAACCAAACATTGTGACAGGTTTCTACTATTCTCCAAGTTCTGTCTGGTGCATACAAAGCTCTCATCAGCTCCTCAGGAACTTGATTGTGGCTATCGAATCCTTCAATCATTTCATCAACATGCACAACATCAATATGCAAATCTTGAATGACATCTATTAACATCATCTTGTCTGTTCCAAGTGTAATCACTTGTGTTAGCTTGTTAATCTTGTTCTTCTGAACAACATACTCAGAGCTATAGTTCTTGAACTCCACTACATATACATCAGCATCTGTGTACTTCTGTAGTGTCTCAATTCTCTTTAGTAAAAATGCAGGCATCCCTCCTGTCGAAAGATGTGGGGCTAAGAATAGTATTTTCATATAGACAAATGTAAAAAAACATTTGCAAATCTCAAAACTATTAATTACATTTGTATGCAGAACTGACCACAGGTACAACCAACTACCTAACGCTACTAGTTCTTTGTAGCAATAGTTCATGTATTATTATTGTAATTATAATTTTTTTCTTAGAATTAATAGCAAATGGCTACAAACGAATCTGTTGCTAACAGCATCAAGATATGGGCATTCCCTACATTGGTGACATGTCTGTCTGTAATGATATGGACTGACGTTAGAGAAATCCAGAGTGATGTAAAACATCTCATGGCTGAATCTAATATTAGTGGAACAAAAATTGAAGGAGTTGAAGCTCGTGTTAACAAGCTTGAACAAGTTGTGTTCTTAGACAAACTTGCTAAAACTTCTGATGAACCAAAAAAAGAAACCAACCAACAACAAGTTCTTGTAGCTGTGCTCAAGAATGATGACCAAGATAATAATGGTAAAAAGAAACAATTATTAAACTTTTAATTATGGCAACATTTCATGAAGCATTCTGGTGGTTTGGTGTAACACTGTTTACAGCAGGTTTAATTCTATTTTATGGCACTTTAATTTATGCTGTCTTTGCACATTTAAAAGGATTAGTAACCAACAAATAAAACCACAATGAAAAGAAACCTTCTATTTTTTGTATTAGCTGCACTCCTAGTTTATCTAGCTTTAGATAAGGTGGGAATAATTGGTGGCTATGATGTTAAAACTCCAGACACAACTATCGTAAGAGATACTGTGTGGCATGAAACTAGCAAAACTGTTGTAAGAGAAATACAACAGGTTGGTGGTGATGAGGGATATGTTCCTCCTGGTGAAGATATGTATATAGCTGTTGACAGTTATGACTCTCTTCTAAACAAGTTCAATGTATTAGTAAAAGAATTAACAGCTCGTAAGTTCTACAAAGATAGCTTACAGCTAGACTCAATAGGATATATTGTTGTGAAAGACACTGTGCAATTTAATAGCTTACAGAAAAGATCCTATAATTATTTCTACAAGGTGCCACATGTCACAGAAACTATGACAATCACCAAGTATGCTCCACCTACTAGACAACTGTTTATTGGTGCTGGTTTAGGTAAGAGTGATTTCCAAGCTGGGTTCTTGTACAAAACAAGAAAGGATTTATTGTTTGGGGCTTATGTTGCTCCACCATTGCAAGGAGTTCCATTACAGTTTGGTGTACAAGCTTATTGGAAAATTAAACTGAAAAAATAATGAAATATCTTTTCATACTGTTATTCTTGATGTTGTCTGTGTCTGCAAAGTCACAGACTTCGTTGCATCTAGACAGTGTTGAAAACAAAATTAAAATAGGTAAGATGGCTGGTAACAGAAATCTTGCATTTGGAATAAAGAATATTCTTGAGGAATATCTTCAGGAAAAAGAAATAGACTTGACTGATAAAGCAAGTCAATCATTAAAAGTGGAGATCATCTTCTTAGATGTACTCACAACCTCTGGAAACTTATCAGTATTCCATAAGAGTGAAGCCAAAGTTGTTATTAGACTTAAAGGATTCATCATTGATAGAACCAACAACCAAATATTAAAATCAGCAATAGCAGAACAAAGTGCTAGTGAGATTTCTATGTCAACTCTGGTTGTGGACACTGGGGGAAAACTAAACCAACAGAATCTTAGTATCGCTATTAAAAAGTCCTGTGACAAACTTGTTACATCACTATTAAAGCAATAAATGAGAAAACTGTACATCATGTTAGCTTTTGTCTTATTAGGCATGAGCTCTTTCGCACAAACACTAAAGTTTAAAATTACAGAAGCTGAGACACGCACTAATGTTAATGGGAGTCCTATTAATAAAGGTGATGAGTTCGAGATTTCTATCTGGGTTAATCCAAATGGAAACACCACCACACGTTCATTGTATTTTGATTTCGAATATCAGAATACAGCATTTGATTTGATGAGTGTTAATCACACTGGTACAAATGGAAATGGTGGAGCTCTTCCAACTGGCTCAAGTATATCTATGAACTATCAGGACTATCCTGGATACTCATGGTTATCTACACAACAGAACAGCAGTGTAGATGGTAATGTTAAATATAACAATGCTAACTATACTTATACTCCAGGAGGACCTAAGTCTATCCTTCGTGTATATCTAAACTGGGCTACCAACAATACTAACTTTGCTGAGTGGCATTTAATTAAACTACGTTTTAAATTAAAAACAGATGCTCCTGGCTACACTTGGGATCCTATCAAGTTTAACTTCGTTGCTGCATTCAACCAAAATGGAACAAGTGGTTCTACAATCATGGAGATTCCTGAAACTACAATCATCTATTTGGATCCTGTAGCTACGTCATATATCAATGGTACAATAGAACTAAATAGCAACTTGCAAGCTATTTCACCTATCAAGGTGGCATTCGTTGATAGTGCTCTTAACCAGGGACCAATATTTGATGTTGCATCTAATGGTAAGATAAATATTGACCAATCACAACTGAAAGCTAACACTACATATAAGGTGATGGCTATGGTTAATATGGATAAGCTGTATGATATATACAATGCTGGTGTTACAGTGAGTGATTATACCACAGCAGAAGGTGAGTTCATTACACAGAACCTTGATGGTACATTCAAAAATAGTAACATCAAAACTGGTATGGGCTATTTTGCAGCTGATATTAATCGTAACAAAAAATTAGATGGGGGGGACCTTACAAAATTGTTCTCTCAGACTGTTAGTGTAGATCAATTAGTTCTTCTTCCATCACAATACACTCCTGGTTCTGGTGGACATATGAGTGTAATGACACTTGAGAAGAGTGTATTCAATGGTCTTGATACAGAGAGCTGGAAAACTGCACTACCACATGTATTGTTTAGAACAGGAAATATTGGTACTAACCTACCACTAGATCTTAAGTATGCATTAATTGGTGACATTAATAGATCACATAGCTCACAAGTTGTGGATGCTCAAGGAGTTATTAAGGTGAATAGTTTCATCAATACACCAAACCCAATACAAGGAATCAATGTATCCTTAAATAACTTAGTAATCACATCAAACGATATCGAAATCCCAATAGCTCTATCAACAGGAAACATTTCTATTAGTGGATTACAGTTTGAGTTTATATATGATGCTACTAAGATAAAGTTTGATCAACTATTAAGCTCACTACCTAATGGTTGGGTGGTATTTGGTACTCCTGTGAATGGTAAGATTAAGTTTGGAGCTGTTGATAAAGAATTAAAGGTTCCTGTAAATGGTGACATAGTTCCATTCAAACTGAAGTTCACTTCTTTAGTTCCTGGTGTGGACCTTGCTACACAAGTTAAGGTTGGATCTATTATGGATGCATCAGATAACAAAGGAAAACAAGTTGGTATCAATTTAAACACTACAACAATTAAATTAACTGGTTACAACAAATTTAACAACTAATAATGAAGAAGATTATATTCATCCTGGCAGTAATTACATTATCTATTGGTTCTTGCAGAAAGACTGATGTAGTTCCTACAACTAAACCTTCTATCATTGACCTTGGTAAACATTCAGACTCAATGAGTTATAATGATTTTCCAAGACTAAACAATGGCACATTATCAATTAACCTTAACGTAACTCCTGGATCTAAATACTCAATTCAATTAAACAACTTCAATGGTGAAGAAGTTATCACTAAAGGATTGAGTGCTGATTCTACTAATGAGATAGTAACGTTAGACGTTAGCAAATTAACACCTGGCTTCTATGATATTTCAATCCTAGATGTTACTGGTGGCGAGATTAAGAGTCCAATAATAATTCACTAAAATATACAATCATGTCAGAAGAAAACGAAGAAGGAACATTTAGCAGTATAAAAAAAACTGTGTTAGGTACCTTGGCTACTGTTATAACAGCAGGTGGTGCATGGTTAGGATCAACATTGTTTGGTGGTGGAAGCGAAGAAGCTGCTAGCCCAGCTGCTGCTCCTGCTCCTGTAATTAACATCACTAATACACAAACTCAGCAACAATCTACTGCTGGGGGTAAGACTGTTATTATTAAAGAACCTGCAAAACCTGCAGCTCCTAAAAAGAAAACTGAGAAGGAACAGCTTGAAGAAGCTCCTGCTTGGTAATTATTAACCCCTATATCTATATATTATGAAATTAAAAGACCTATTTAACGACAAGAATGACATCAATGAGAAATCAGTAATTGGTTTCTTAGCATTCATTATTATGACTGTATTTGCTATTGCAGATATTGTTACTGGCTATCTTGGTAAAGACCTTGTAGTTAATGAATTTATTTTTAATGCATTCCTTGTACTTGTATTGGGAACATTTGGTATCTCTGGTGTAGAGAAAATTATGAATCGTAAAACTGAGGCTGAGTCTCAAGAAGAAGAAAACTAATCATGGCAAAATATTCAAAAGATAAAATTCAAGCAGCTCTTAAAGCTAAGGGCTATGTATTCTTTGAGGATGCAGCTAACAAAGGTTTAGATTTAAACATTGTTGGTGTTCGTAACTCAGACACTGGTAAGAAAGTAACTAACGCATTTGATGATGTTATCACTGTATCATATAAAAAAGATGGTGCATGGGTATATCATGAGTGGGCTAACACTACTGATCCAGGTAAGAAAGGTGTTGAACAGTTCCACAATGCTAAAGGTGTTGCACGTTTAGTACCTGGTCAATATCGCAGTTCTCACACATTAGGATTACACCAAGGAAAATATCAATGCTTAAAGCAATTGAATCCTGTGAAAGTATATCGTGATGCTAACAAAGATGCAACTTATGATGAAACTAAAATCGATACTGGAGTATTTGGTATCAACATTCATAAGGCTGGTGTTGATTCTACTTACGTAGAGAACTGGTCTGAAGGATGTCAAGTGTTTAAACGTATTGCAGACTTTGATGAGTTTATGAAGATTGCAAATGCTGCTTCTAAAATTCATGGTAACAAATTTACTTATACATTAATCGAGTCTAAAGACATCGTATAATGAAATACCTATTAACTAGTATATTACTAGTTCTTTCCTTTACATTATCAGCTCAAGTAGCCTCTGTGAAAACAGAGAGCTACAAGGCTGATTTTGAAAAGAAGGAAGACTTTAGTGCATTGTTTGATTATTCAGGCAAGACTATTCCTGTTCAGATCCTTTCCTTAGGAATCTCTGAAGAGGTGTATGCTATGTATCCTGAGTTAAAAGACAAACGTGTTGGGCTTGGTGTAACTAACATCGTTATTGAGTTCCTTGAGGAATCAAATAGATTTACGTTCACTGAAGAGAAAGCTGAGATTAAAAACAGAATGGTTAAACAATTCCAGGCTTCTAAGGCTGGCATCTCAGAAAACCAACTGGATGGTAAGGGCAAGATTAAGCTTGCTAATTACTTTGTTTACATCGAAGTGTATGATTTTTCTGTATCTGTTGATGAGGAAATCAGAGTGAAGGATGGAATAAAAGAAACAATGGTTACTAGACTTGGCTTACAGGTTAGATTTGTTAATGCTGAAACTGGTGAGTATTTAACTGGTTCAGGATTGGGCGAAGCTAAAACTGTTAAAGAAGCTACATTAATGAATGATGAGAACTTGAGTGAAATCAAATTCAATCAATCAACCATTGGTACCACAACTAAGAAAGCGTTAGAGATTGCTGCTGGAAAGATTGTACAACGTATGATCAAAAAAGGCATCTTTCCTAACTAATGAAAAGACTATTACTACTATTATTTATATTGATTGGGACTAGTGCAAAGGCACAAGTTCTTACAACTACATTTGTTGATCCCTGTACCAAGGAAGTAAAACTAATCACAGTTCCTCTTGTAGGAAGTACAACTGTTGCACTCTATAATAAGACTAAAACATTTACAGCTGCTGATGTTACATCTGGTGCTTTGTATCAGTGGATAGCTGATGCCTATCTTGCATGGAGTTCTAGAAACCCATGTTCAACTGGTCAAGCTGCAACCACAGCTACACAAGTGGCTGCTAATACAGTGAGTTCTGTTGTTGCTGGAGCTATAAGTGTTCCTCCTCCACCACCTCCTCCTGTAGCTCCTCCACCTCCTGCACCTGGTCCAGCACCTGCTAATTCTCCTCCTCCTCCTCCACAAGGGGGTGGTGATCCTCCTCCTGCTAATGGTGGAGGTGGTAGTGAACAAGGTCCTGCTCCTAAGAGTGAATCAAAGTCTGAATCAAAGTCTGAAGGTGGTGGTGAAAGTTCTTCTTCAGGAGAATCTAAGTCAGAATCCAAGAGTGAATCTAAGAGCTCATCAAAGAGTTCTAAGTCTGATAGTAAAGCAAAAGCTAAGGCTGCTGCTAAAGCTGCAAAGGTTGCTAACCCAATGTTGTTAGCTAGTGACTTAACAGCTGGACAAAACTTAGATGGATCTATACAAGCTATTGCTTCATTTGGTTTATCACAATCCTCTATGGCTGGAGATGAATCCTGGGGAGTAACATCAATGATTTGGACAAACTTGAATCAGTTTGCATTCAATGGTAGATATACCAAGATGGGTTTTGTTGATGGGAAACTTAAATATATAAACAACTTCTCTTACACCTGGGCTTATAGCTATGGTACAAAGATGGGAGTGTTGGGATTTGCACACATTAGACCATTAGATAAATGGGGTGTGACTGGCTTTAACCTATCACAAATTGTGATTGGTATTCCTCATCAGTTTGGTGTAGATACATTAGGTGAGGCTGTGTATGTTAATCAATCAGCACTGCTTTATTCAATTACAGCATTCTACACTAAACCAATAACACTATCTAAAAGGATCAACATATCTCCAGAGATGTACATAACATGTAATCCATATATGTACCTCACTAGAGACCACTTACCAATAAGGGATTATACATTAAACTTCCTTTCAGGAGTGAGTGGAGATGTATCAATAACTAAAAGATTTAAATTAAGCACTAGCCTAAAAGCTAGTTTTAGTACAAATAAACAAATACCAATTCTATTCAACGTCCTTATAGGATCTAAAATCAATCTTTAATTATGGCAAAGAAAACCACATTATCAAAAAACTCTTCTCAAAAAGTATCATTTGGTAAACGTAGAGAAGGAAAACATGCTAAAACTATAAACAAGCATGCATCACCTAGTTCTAAATATAGAGGACAAGGAAAATAATTAATTTGATTAGAGTTGCTCTAATCTGTTTCGTTATAGTAAATTTCTGCAATGTTATAAAATGTTGCAGAAATTATTTTACTTTTGTAATATGAGTATACCTAATCGTCAAATAGGCTGGAGTCAGGAATCTAATCTCCTTTGGGGGATATGGAATGACCTATCTAAGGTTAGTAGAGCTGTGAACTGTTGTACTACAGGAAGTTCTACTAATCCTGATAATGTTATATTGCCTTCTGTAAACTATGATTCTTTTGGTAGACTTAGAGTTTCTGAACCTTTTACACTTTTTGATTCTAGTCATAGATACGATGATAACAATCTTTGGTCTACAGCTACTGCTACAGGTGGAACTGCTGTATTTAATGGAGATCAAGGATTAATAGACTTAAATGTTACAGCAGCATCTGGATCTTCTGTTGTAAGAGAAACAACAAAAGTGTTCTCTTACCAGCCTGGTAAATCACTTCTTGTTATGAATACATTTGTTATGTCTTCTGCTAAAACAGGACTTACACAACGTATTGGATATTATAGTGATGATAATGGATTCTATTTAGAACAAGAAGATAATGCTGTAGCTTTTGTAGAAAGAAGTGTAGTAACTGGTTCTTTAGTAGAAACACCTATTTTACAGGCTGACTGGAATGGAGATAAGTTAGATGGATCTGGTCCTTCACGTATTACACTTGATCTTACTAAAGCCCAAATACTTTGGATGGATCTTGAGTGGTTAGGAGTGGGATCTGTGCGTGTTGGATTTGTGATAAATGGACAATTTATTGTTTGCCACACATTCCATCATGCAAACATTATTGCTAGTACATATATTACAACTGCATCCTTACCATTACGTTACGAGATTGAGAATACAGCTGAAACATCTGGAGCTAGTACATTAAAACAAATTTGTTCTACAGTGATCTCTGAAGGTGGATATCAACTTGCAGGATTACAACAATCTGCTGGTACAGCTATTACAGCTGCGAGAACTTTTGCTGTTGCTGGTACATACTATCCAATCGTATCCATACGATTAAAATCTACAAGACTTGATGCTATTGTTATTGTAACAGCTATTTCTCTTTTAGGAATAGGTAATGGTAAAAGTTATCAATGGAGAGTAGTGGCTTCTGCTACAACTACTGGAGGATTATGGGTAGATGCAGGAGTTAATTCTGCTGTAGAGTATAATCTAACTGGATCTAGTGTATCAGGAGGAAGAATCTTAGCTAGTGGGTATGTTAACTCATCTAATCAAGGATCTCCATCAATTAATATACTAAAAGAAGCTTTGTTTGCCAATCAATTAGAAAGAAATGCATTAACAGGAACACCTTATGAAGTTTCAATAGAGGTGGCTGTAGCAACAACATCTGGTGGTGAAGGTGCTTATGCATCAATAGATTGGGAAGAAGTAAGTAGATAACAAATAAAAATATAAAGAAATGGCAATTCCAAACAGACAAATAGGATGGAGCACAACAGATAACTTGTTGTGGCAGATTAGTAAGCAATTAGAGCAACTTATTAAAGTTACTTATGCTAATACAACTACTACCACCACAACCACTACTGCTGCTCCTTAATAAAATTAAAACCAACAAACAACTACATATATGAAGAGAGAACTCAGATTTATCTGTGCTCAACCAGATGATACCTACTACACATGGCAGGTACATTTATGGCTTGAAAGCTTAAAAAAGCTTGGACACTCAGACAAAGCAACCATCCTAGTTTACACTCCTGGATTCAGAGAGAAGAATACTAAGTGGGATCAGATTGTAAACCTCTATCCTGAATCAGAATTTGTATTCTATAAGGATGAAGAAAACGCAATTACAAACTATCTAGGGATTTACATTCCCATATTAAGACCTTATTGTCTTACTAGATACTTTAGTGATAACCCTGATATGCAGGACAAAGCTGTGTTCTATTGTGACTCAGATGTTATCTTCACAGAGAATTTTAACGTTGATAAATACATCGATGATGATGTAAACTATCTGTCTGATACAAACAGTTACATAAACGCTTCATATTTTGATAGTAAAGAACGAGATGTTCTTCCAGATAGACTGGATAGGTACAAAGAGAGAGATATTCTTGGTGAGTTAGCTGAGAAGATTGGAATCTCTAGAGAGATAGCTGAAGCTAATAACGAACATTCTGGAGGAGCACAATATCTCCTTAAGAACGTTAATGCTGAGTTCTGGAGTAGAGTGACTACAAGTTGTATCATTATACGTACAGAATTACAAGCTGTTAATAAAGAGTTCTTCGAAAGTGAGAACGCAGGTTTCCAAAGCTGGTGTGCAGATATGTGGGCTGTGTTATGGAACCTATGGAGAAACGAAGCTGAAACTAGAAACATTCCTGAACTAGAGTTCTCTTGGAGCTCTGATCAGATTGATAAACTAAAAAGAACAGGCATCTTACACAATGCAGGGATCACAGATCAAAATATGGGTGGAGCTTATCCAGCTTTCTATAAAGGAAGCTACCATATGGGTAAAGACCCTTTTGAGGATCCTCATTTACAAGTGGTGTTGAATAGTGAGATCACTAAGAAATACTGCAACCACTATTATGCATCTCAATTAATGGAATTAAAAGAGAAGTATAATCTTAATTATTAATATGAATAAAGATTTTGTAGCCTAGTTGCTAGAAGTCTTGCTTAATTTATATACATAAAGAAAATTTTTATTCACAATTTAAAACAAATTTAAAATGGCAAATGGTAATAACAGTCGTCCTTTAAAAGCTTATGTGCGTTTTGATGGATCAGGACGTGTAGTAGCTGGTAGCTTAATCTTGAGAAAGAATAAGCCAAAGGTTGGTAAATGGCAAGAAATTAATGCATATGAATGCTGCAATTATATCCCTACTACTACTACAACTACTACAGCAGCTCCCACCACCACCACCACTACTACTACAGTAGGGGGTTAATTCGAACAGTTATGGCAAATGGAAATAATAAAAGATTAAAAGCTTATGTACGCTATGATGGTACAGGGCGAGTTGTACCCAGCAGTTTGATTCTTCAAAGATTTAAACCTAAAGATGGTAACTATCAAGAGATTGATGCGTATGAGTGTTGTAACTATGTAGCACCAACAACTACATCTACAACAACTACTGCAGCACCTGAATGTTTTTGTTATCAAGTAGATAATCAAACAGTAGGACTACTTGATTTCACATATACAGATTGTGGTAGTGAAGTACCTACATCTACATCTATTGCAGCAGATACAATTACATATGTATGTTCTTCTACAGCTGTAACAGGAGATGATGGACTTATTATTACTGGTGGAACTGTTTCTTGTAACAATGCAGAAGGTTGTGTATCATAACAATCTCAATTAAATAATTATGGCAATCAAATCCCTATTTCCAGAAGACATGATGAAATCATCATCTTCTGAAGGCTTAACGTTAGAAAGTATAGCTGCAAAGCTTACTTACTTCCATGAGCAGTTACATTTATTGCACTGGCAAACTTCTAGTTATGCAGAGCACCAAGCTCTTGGTAGTCTTTATGATTATGTACATGACTTTAAAGATGGTGTTGTAGAGAAACTTATGGGTTACTTAGGTAAGCGTCCAGGAGTTTATAAGATTGAACCTCTATCTGCAGCAAGTCCTATGGCAGTTGCAGAGAGTTTATGCATGTTTGCTTCTGATCTAAAAGCATATGGTGAAGCTAACAAGTTCCATGACATCTGTAATTTAGCAGACGCATTGTCTGGTGAAGCAGCTAAAACCAAATACTTACTGACACTAAGCTAATATATGCAAGTAAATAAAAAGTTCTTTCCTGCAGTTATGTTAGATAACGAGGAATTATACTTTGCTCACTTAGAAGGAATCATAGATTCTGTAGATGAGCTGTCCATAATGGAAATTGTTAAGACTCCTACATCTTATCATTTTAGATTGGCACCAAGCCTACCTAAATATAACCCAATGTTATTGGAAGAGATATTGAAGTTTCATAACATGTTTCAGATTAAGCTAGACCTTTCTAAAAGCATCAAAGCATCTGCAACAATAAATTTCCAAATAACCTTGGATAATTAAAACTTTTTATTATATTTGCTATCTTAAACCAAATACTATTATGTCAGATAAAATTACCTACGACCCAAGCAAACGTTATACTTGGACCCCAGCAACTGAATTCACATTAACTGGTGAACAGTTTGGACTTATTTTAAACTCTCTTAGAGGAGTGATTAGCACACAGGAAGCTGCTAAGATTTTATTAGCTGCACAAGCTAATGATTCATTAGAAGCTGTATTAGCCAGAGCTGTTGAATCTGGTGCTGTTGTTGAAGCTCCTGAAGAACCACAACAAAACAATGGCTAAACAAATGTTAAAACGTAAGGATGGATCTGTTTCACAACGTGGTTTGTGGGATAATATTCGTGCTAACAAGGGCTCAGGTAAAAAACCTACAGCTCAAATGTTAAAACAGGAACGCAAGATTAAAGCTGCTTCCAAAAAGAAATGATCTTCGAACCTACAAATAGGTTAGAAGTTACAACTCCAAAAGGTGATGGTGTAGTGTGGTTGGTTACTGACTATGGTCATGAAACAGATACCATCTACACCATTATCATTGATGCTACAGGAGAACTGTGGCAATTCGCACATAAAGACATTATTGTTAAACCCAATATAACATTCAGAAGAAATGGCAAAACTTAAAAAGCCTTCCTTAAAAAAAGCCCAAGGTGGTATCTCTGTTTCTCAGGATAAAAAAGGGAACTACTATTATACTAAAAAAGTAACCACTAAAAATGGTCCTAGATACTATCAAGGTGTTTCTCCAGATTATAATATGGCAGAGTCAGAAGCTAACTTTAAAGCTAAACGTATGCCTCAAGATTCAACTCGCAAAGCTACTCTCCTTCCTTATGAATTAAAGAAGATGGATGAGAAGAAAAAGGGTGGTGTTATAAAAAAGAAAATGGGTGGAGCTATTAAAAAGATGCAGACTGGTGGTAAAATTGAAGAACAATATCAGAAACAGAAAAAGGTAACATCTAAACAAGCTGAAATGGATAAGATTAAAACTGCTTATCCTAAAACCACTTTAAAGAAAGCTCAGAATGGTGCAGCTACTAGAGATAGTACAAAGTTTTATCAAGATAAACTTAAAGGTTTATCAACAACTTCTCGAAAATGGTCTGCAGCTATGAATATAATTAATTCAAACAAGAAGGATGAAAATTTTGCAGAAAGACAAAAAACTAAATATGATCTTTTAAGACAATATAGAAAAGGTAGATCTGGGTTTGATGCAAATGGTAATCCTTTAAAGAAAAATAAAACAGGTGGTGTTGTTAAGAAAACTATAAAACCTGTAGCAAAAAAGATTGTTAAATCTATTAAAAAGAAAAAATAATGGCAAAGATTAAAAAAATGCAAGCTGGTGGTGTAACCAAATCAGCAAAACGTGTAGGACCTGTTGATCCTAATGGTGCTTGGACTAAAGTACAAGAGCGTACCATTGCTGGTGCAAAAGCTCCTAAAGTTGCTTTAGTAAAGGATAAAGAACTTGATGCTTCTGCTGCTGAAAGAAAACAAGCAGGTGCTAAGATGAAAAATGGTGGTAAAGCTAAACTTGGTTCAGGTGCACGCTTTGCAGCTCTTAAATCTAAGATTCAATCAAAAGGTAAATCAGCTAAAGCTGCTGGTGCTATTGCTGCATCTATAGGTCGTAAGAAATATGGTGCTAAGAAAATGACAGCTATGGCTGTAGCTGGTCGCAAGAAAGCTAAGTAATAATGGCTACTGTTAAGAAACCTAAAAAGATTGGTCCTGGACCATACAACCCACAGAAAGCTGTTGCTTATGTAGGTAAAGGTGTTCTTAGAAATGGTGATACTATTCCTGCTATTAAAGGAGCAATCACTCCTGTACCTAATGGTCCTCTAATTAAAAAGAAAGGTCCATTCAAAGGATCCACACTTAAGAAAGGTGGAACTGTTGTAAAGGTTGGGGGACAAACACATAAAGTGTTTAAGAATAAAAAAGGTAATGTAGTTGTTGATCATACAGCTGGTATACCTGCTGGTAAATGGGACAAGATTAACTTAACTAAGAAAGCTAAGGCTAAAACTGTTAAACAAGGTGTTGCTTCTGTAAAGAAATGGCACAAAGATAATCCTGATTATTATGGCAAAAAGTCCAGCGTGGCAAAGAAAAGAAGGTAAAAATCCTTCTGGTGGTTTAAATGCTAAGGGAGTAGCTTCATATAGAAAAGCTAATCCTGGATCTAAACTTAAAACTGCTGTCACCACTAAACCCTCTAAACTTAAAGCTGGCAGTAAAGCTGCAAGTAGACGTAAGTCTTTTTGTAGTAGAATGTCAGGGATGAAAAAGAAATTAACTTCTGCTAAGACAGCTAATGATCCAAACAGCAGAATTAATAAGTCTCTTCGTAAATGGAACTGTTAACAATTAAAAACTCATTATAATGAAAAAAATAATTAAAAAATCTTCTGTTAAAAAAATGCAAACAGGAGGAAAACTTTCTAAAGCAGAGTTATCTGCATTAGCTCATCAGAAACGAGGAAAGGGAGATATTGATTTTAATAGTGGTTATGTTAAAAGTTCTGATCCAATCATGAATAGAACAGGTTTCTTAACAGCAGATCAAAGAAAACAACTTAAAGAATATATGAATAAGTCTTCTATTGGTGAGAAAGTGTATCAATCTCTTCCTAATGTTGGTAGAATGTTTGGTGAAGGTAAAAGTGCTGCAGATCTTCCTAAAGGTTCTAAATTAAAACAAAAAATGGGTGGTGTTACTAAGAAAGCTAAATCTGGTGGTTCATTCCCTGACTTAAACAAAGATGGTAAAATCACTAAAGCTGACATCCTTAAAGGTCGTGGTGTGATTGCTAAAAAAGGTGCTACATTAAAGAAACAAGCTGCTGTAGCAATTGCTATGAAGAAAGCTGGTAAAACTCCTAAAGCTCAAACTGGAAATAATATTAAAGTAAATCCTCCAGCTGGTTACACAAAAGGAAGTGGTTATAAATCTTTTGGTAAATCTGGTGTATCAGTAAAGAAAATGCAATATGGTGGTGCTGCTGCATCTATGGTTCCTCCTATGATGAAAAAAGGTGGTGCTACAAAGAAATGCAAATATGGCTGCAAGTAAATCAATGACAGCTGGTAAAGCTAAAGGATCTGGTAAACCTAAAAAAGCTCCTAAGGTTAAGAATCCAAGACCTAAGGATAACTATATGAAGGAAGCAGATACTAAGCTTAGACTTAAGAGCCCTATGTGGCCCATGAAACAAAAACGTTTATCCAAATGATGTGTTCTTGGAAAAGAACCAAACGTTATAGAGATTTGATGTTTGCATTCTGGCTAATTAAAAATAAGAGATTAGTTAGTTCTTTTAAAGAAGCTATAAAAAAAGCCCAAGATTAATTTCTCTGGGCTTTTTTTATTACAAGCATTTTTCCACCATGCTTTTGTTCAACGCTCTCTATTTCAAAGTTGTTTTGAGTTATAATATTACTAACCTCTGGTATAGTGAATTGTGCATTTGAATACACACTGTGTAAATCTTCAATTATATAATACCCACCTGGATTAAGATGTGGAAATAGATGTTTGAAACTTGTAAGGATGTGTTCTGAGTAGTGTGAACCATCATCTAATATGATATCAAATTCTCCTCCATAGGTATTAATACACCTTTGTATATCCTCAGGATTGTTTTGATTACCAATGAATATGTTTATGTTTGGTTCTTCAAACTGTTTAGCTTGTTGATTAATATCATACCCAACAAAAAATAAGTTTGGAAAATAATCCCTCCACATCTTTACACCAGCTCCTGGAAATCTTGGATCAGCTACACCAATCTCAAGCATTCTAATACTCTTATCGACTAACTCTTCAAAGTATTCATTATATGTAGGAGTGTAGTTGTGACACCATGATTCAAAGTTACCTTTGTCTGTGCCCCATTTATTTGCTAACAGCGTCAATTTGTCCATAATAATCTTCTTTAAAATGTGGTTTAAGTTCTATCACTCCTGTTGTATTATCTAATATTCTATCAGCCTGTGCTAATACAACATCATTAGGTTGTACACCCATACCAGATATGTGTAAGGTTTGCATTCCCCATCTATATAACATTGTATGATTTAATTTAGACTCATAGATATTACCATTGTGTCCAAAGGTAATGTCTGCATCTTCTGTTCCTGATAGATCAGGGAATTTAATCCTGTCTAAATAGGCTTTGGTGTATACATTACCATTGTTAATATTGCTACTCTCGCTCTCAAACTTATTGTTCACAAAGAAATAGAATCCTTTGCTTCTATAAATTTCATGTCCTGGGTTGTTTGTAATATCAGAATAAACATTATCAAGAGCCCATGAAGCAAGTAAGTCATCATCATCTAATCGATAGATGTAATCATGTTTACATTGTTTATATCCCCACTCAAGCTTAGCAGCAATAGAAGGGAATCGTTCTTTGTGGTTAATAATTCTAACTTGTGGATGATCAAATACATAATCAACCTCAACGTTATCATTAATGATAACCATTTCTGTTGGTTCATCTTTAGGAATTTTGTTTTCCTGTCTAAGAAAAGACTCAATCGCTTCTTCTAGAAGATGATGTCTTTTGTATGTTATTGTTAATACTGAAATCATGATGGTATTATAAATCCATTTTCAAATCTTGTTGGTAATACTATCCAGTCCTTACAGTACATAGTATTCCATTTATGTGGGCACTCTGGACCAAACCAAGTTTCTGGAGCTACAACAATCTTTCCAGGGTTTCTAGATAGATATGCAGCCCACCAACTAAAGGATGAATTAGAGATCACATAATGATGGCATAATGATAAGATCCATAACTGTTCATGACTTTTATACCCCTCTAGGTAAGTTACATTAGGTAGTTGTAGATTCTCTTTACACCAAGGAATATCATCACTAGCAATTAGATAGTGTTCACTAGGAATAAGTTCTAATGCTTTGTAAATGTATTGTGGTGTAACTGTAGGGTGGTAGTTAGGATAGTGAAGGTAATCACCTCTGCGTACATTGATAACTGTCACCTTCTTTTCAAAGATGACAGGTATCTCAGCACGAATCCTATTGATAAAGTCTAATGGTGCACCAAATAAGCTTTTGATGTTCTCACTATATTTATCAAAATACTGTTCACTCTGGTAATATCCAAAGTAAACAGTGTGTTTATCATCTGATGGAACAGAACGATTGTAGTTCTTATTATCATCAAATGTATCTATAAACTCTAGTTTGCTACATATGTTTGTTGAATAATCATTTCCCTCATAGGCAAGTTGTGACTTGCAAACAACCACTTGTTTGTTAAACTCAAGACCCTTGGCATAGGCATGAGCTATCATGAAGAGATTGTTTCCAAGTCTACCACCTAATGAGGGAATAATATAATCAATGTTTAACATTACCAAATTAAAGCAACAGACATGGATGGAACCATAAGTTTCTCTTCATCATTAATAGTGACAAAGGTACCACGTTTTAATTCCTCTACAGGAACATAAACAAGATCTCCAGGTTGAATATCAGTAACAGCATCACCAATAGCATAAACCTCAAGTTTATCCATCTTAGTTGCATACTCTCTATTCATTTCTTCTTTTAACTCAGGGCTTAATTCAATCCCTTTATCATCTCTCTTTGGAAGGCTCAATAAAATTCTGATACCTTTCAATTGTTTGTAACCTTTATTTGACATATTACAAGCTTGTTAATTGTTCAAAACGTGCAGCATCTTCTGCATTTAAATAAATCTCTGATTGGAAAGTGTCTCTCTGACGTTTCATTCCTTTCATTTTGTTAGTCTTAAGATCAACATCAGGAACATCCTGAGATCTCTCATGTAAGTCATCTAACAATACTAATGTACGTCCATCTTCTAGAGTGACTGTACGTACAACCTTATTAATGTTAAGGCTGTCTTTGAAGGATTTCTCACCTTCAGTTCTTGTGTAAAAGAATTGGTTTTTCATTTATTTATTATTTAATCGATTAATAATCTCTTCATATTTAGCTAGAGGCATAGCTCCTACAGTTCTCTCCACTTCTTTACCATCCTGTAGAAAGACTAGTGTAGGAACACTTCTTACACTATATTGAGCTGTTAGTTCTCTGTTCTGATCTATATCAATCTCTTTGAGACCTTCAGCATCTTTCAATGTTGCAGACAATAATTTACATGGTGTACACCAGCTAGCACTAAACTTTAATACTTCTATACTCATTCTATTTCGTATTTTAATTTTAATAATTCACGTCTCTTGTTTACTTCTGGATACTTATACATATCACTTTCAACATTCGTGTGTTCGTCGAGTGTCAAAAGTATGATATTTTCTTCATCAAAACAAGCCTTAGGATATTTTTCTTTAGCAAGGATATGATGAAAGTAAGTAGACATAGGTTCTGATCCTAGGTAAGTACCACTAACTTCAGACTTATGTGGTCTATTCTTCCATATACCAAGGAAGAACTCTTGCATCTTGAGGATCCTATCAGTATTGTTGACAGGTTTTGGTATGCTCTTTAAAGCCTTTTTGGGGATGTGATTCTTACACACACCCCCAGACCAAGCTCTCATCTTGCAACCAACCTCTTTACAAAGCTTAATTGCAAACATTATACACCTGTTGATCCAAACCCACCTTCACCTCTCTCTGTATCAGATAGTTCTTCTACTTCTTCAAACTCAATCTGTGGATAAGGCATGATGATTATCTGTCCCACTCTATCACCCACTCTGTAATAACGATCATCTTCTTCGTTCAAACATCTGTATTTAAACATCATTGATCCTCTATATCCAGAATCAATTACACCAACACAGTTTGTTAACTGTAATGGAGTTTTATATACAGAACTTCTAGGGAATAATAATCCTACATATCCTTCAGGAATCTCAATAGATAATCCTGTATCATATGTAACTATACCACTTTTATCATCCCAAGATACACTGACTGCTACTAAATCCATACCTGCATCACCAGGTTTTGCATAAGCTGGGATTACCCCAGCCTCATGCGTCTTTTTAATTTTTACTTTCATTATAATAAATTGTTATTTTTTCTTTTTAGTTTCACACCACCCAAGACAAACTTTACCAAAGGTGATTTTCTGAATGAATAAACATATTAATTTTTTCATAGTGATTAAATTATAATAAATCGTTATTAGCTAATGCTTGTTGTTTTAATTGCTCATAGATAGTTGTTGGTTCAGGTTTAACTGTTTCAATAATTGCAGGTTCTGGACTTGTACAAGCTGGAACTTCTTCAATTACATCCTCTTCAACTTCTACTTCTTCTACTGGCATATCAGATTCTTTAATCTTAGCTACAATATCATTAGTGATAGACTCTAAGAACTCAGGGTTATCTGTTAGTAATGCTTCGAACTCCTCAATTGGATACTTAACATCAGCATATGTAATGGTCTTACCATACTTACGCAAGATCTCAAAATCATTACCAAGCTCCATGATCTCCTTAAACTTATCAATACCTACACCATAAACAATCTCAAACTGAGATAATCTGTAAGGAGGAGACATTTTATTCTTGATACCTTTTAGCTTAGTGATATTACCATAAGTTACATCACCATCTTTTGCAAGACTTCTGCTAACCTCTATACGTACATCACTATAGAACTTCAATGCATGACCACCCTGAGTTGTAGTAGGATTACCAAACATCACACCAATCTTCTCACGATACTGAGAGATAACAATAACACACACGTTGTGTTGTGATAGAGCACCTTTCAATTTAGGATATGCATTGCTATTCAATAAAGCTTTCTTACCAATAGAGCTGTCACCCACTTCACCATCTAACACTTTCTTTGGTATTAGTGATGAATCTGAATCGATGATTACTAAATCAATCTCACCAGTCTGGATCATTTCCATTGCAATATTGAAACCTTCCTCACCACATGATGGTTGAGCAATTAACATTTTAGTTGTGTCTACACCCAAAGCTTGGAAATATTTTCTATCAACAGCATGCTCGCCATCTATATATAACACTTTACCACCTTGTTTCTGACATTCTGCAGTTACGTGACCACAGATAGTTGATTTACCTGTACCTTCCCAACCCATCAATTCATACATCTTTCCCTTCACAAATCCACCCACACCTAGTGTAATCCAATCAAAGCCAATAGACCCTGTACTAATTACATCATAGTTGTTATTATTTTTAGAATCTAATTCTAAAACTGTCCCTACACCATAGGTTTTATTTAACCTGTCTAGTGCTTCCTGAAATTTGTTTGAGCTTTCAGTGCTCGCTGCTTTCTTTGCCATAATTTAATTGTTTTTTACTATTCAAATATAAGATTTTTTATCCAGTTTTCCAAAAAATAAGCCCTGGAAGTGACAAGTTTCCAGGGCATTATTTCAACAAAAAACAATTGGACATTGTTTACTTTTCTATGGGTTCTCCATAGGGGCAGTGTCTGCATTTATTACCACAGCACTTCCCTTTTTCTTTTAGATATTGAGCTGTAAATATTATCATACCATTCTCTAGGTAGTAATGTACATTCTCAATAAATTCTTTTTTAGATGTTGACTTCACAGGCACCTCCTGCACATGCTGCTACTTGACCAAAGTCTACAGTATCATCTAGTTCTAACACTTTAGTAAGATCTACATTCTTAAGAGTGATAATACGTTCTTCGTATTCTTCCTTTGTAATGTCTTCAAAAGGAGCTTGTTTGTACGTACCACCAAAGTGTGGCAATACAGACAAACCATTATACACTTCACGATTCTCCCACATCCATGTACCAACTTCTTCCCATCCATTTTCTAGAATAGAAATAGTTGCACTTACGTTGTGTGTGTTAGCACCATCAATGTGACCAGGTTTAATCCATTCGTTAGAGAACTTCTTAACACGCTCTAGTGTATCAATAGCTGTTTCTGTTCTGAAGATAGATCCTTCAGGAGCTTTAACAGGAATACGTACACATACAGTATCTGTAGGTCTTAACACATCATCTTCACATAGCTCAGGATGTTTATCCATTAGATATACAGCAACATCTTCATTCTTATTAAAACGCATTGTACGTAAATAATAATCATTATGCCATGCATGAATACCAGATGCTGTTCCTAGCACTAAACTAGTTGTACCAGATGGTTTAATACATGTGATACGAGCTGCTTCATTAGTTCCAATCTTCTCAGTGATGAGTTGATTAACCACCTTAGCTGTGTTAGCTGCAATCTCTAGATTGTATTTCAAGATTTCTCCTGAACCAATACCAGTCATACCTATACCTAATAGAGCATCCTTCTGAGTAGTCTTAGCCCAGATTGGACGTAGATAGTGGAAATCAAAGAAACCTGCTTGTAATGTACCAAAGAATGCTGCTACAGATACACGATCATTAAGATCTATTTGGTTCTCAATATCACTTACATTCACCTCACATAGGTTACAGAATTGATATGGACGCAATGCAATCTCACAGCATGGGTTAGTTCCCCAGTCTTTATCATTAGTCCAGTAGATACCAGGCTCACCAGAACCAGATGCTTCAATACGTTCCCATAATGATTTAAACTCTTGTTCACTAATCTCACCACGCTTTAGTACAGCAGAGTTGTTTGCTCTACCACGTTGTTCATTAGTCTCCCACCAGTCACCATACTTACAAGTGATCATAGCTTCATCATCATGATCAAATAAACAGATCATTGCACTTCTTCTAATACCACCAGCTAACACAGAGTTAGCAATGAAGCAAAGAATATCATGGCATTCTAATGATGTAAGTGATTCACCTTCTTTCTTTCTTTCTAATACAGCTTGGATGTGTGATAGGCAAAGCTTCAAAGGTTCTGGACCTGGAGCTTTACCACCAGCTGTTACTAATCTAGCACCTTTCTGACGAACAGCTCTGAAATCAAATGTAGGCATGAACTTACCTTCGAAATAAGCTTTCATCAACACCTTTACAGCATCAGCCCATCCCATAATACTATCTTCTACTAGGTAGTTACGTTTCTTACCAGGAGTTTTAATAGTTGGTAATTGTGCTACGTGATGATTCTGTACAGAATATCCTACACCTGTTCCTCCTAATAGAAGAAACATTGTTTCAGAGAAGCTATGTAAGCTGTCTATTGGTAAATAGCAGCAATTGTATATGCGTGCATTATTAACCTCAGCAGCTGGTCCAGCAAACTGTAAAGCTCTCATAGAAGGCAATACCTTCTTAGCTCTAATAAGCTCAGCACTTTTAATAATAGCTTCTTCTAATTTAGGATATTTCTTGATCATCATATTCTGATAACGATCTACTATCTCATCCCATGTTTCACGTCTTTTCAGCTCAGGAATATACTTTGCATACTTGCTGAAGACAGTTAATTTTGACAGTGCATCTAAGCCCAAGTCCACTTGTTGTTCGTCCATTTGTTTAAATATTTTATGTTTTAAATTAAAAAAGAAAGGGCTGTAAAGATACTACAACCCTTTCAATTTATCAAGAGATTTAGAAAATTTTAACTAACTAAATTTCTTATTGCCATACCAAGATCTGTATTGTTTGGATACTTATTAACTAGATCAATTATTTGCATCTCTAGTGTCATCTTTTTCTCTATATAGAGAGTTGCATCCATCAGTTCTTGTTGTAGATGAATAAGATAATTGTCAGTGTTGTTCTTCTCTAGTGTTGTACCATACTTCTTGATACCTACAGAACTTCTACCTTCGTATTTCTGTATTACTTGTTCTACTATTTGATCTTTCATTACAAATCTGAGTTTACTATTTTATCATTAAGTACTTGGAATACTTCCTCGATAGCATACTTCTCTGCTTCTTTTCTACTAGAGAAGAAGTTAGGAGTTGATGCTCCATCAATGCTATACCACCACTTTCCACCATTGTGAACAGTTTCAATAATGATCTCATTCTCATCAAAGAAATCAAATAACAATCTAGGAGCCCCATCAATCATCTTTGCAATTTTATCCTCATCAATAGGAGTGGCCCTCATCATCTCTTTGAAATCATCAGGAACAGAATCATCGTTAAATGATTCTAACATTTTGTCTAAATACCAAGCCTGAATTAGCTTGGTAGTTTCTGGATGTTGTTTTAATAATTCTAATGTACTGCTCATGATTGTTCCTCCAATTCTTTGTATTTGTTTTCCCACCAATCAGCCTCATACTTATATTCATCAGGCCAGTCTTGGATGTTTCTCTCTTGTAAATCAACAGACATGTGTCTGTTCTTCATAGCTTCGATCTTGCAATAGATCATAGCTGCTTGTCTTCCATGCTCTGCAAGGATTTTCTGTGTTAATTCTTCGTTAAACATAATTCTTTTATATTATTTAAGTTAAGAGTTTCTTCGTCCTCAAAGAAACCATTCCACACTTCTTGGTCATCAGCAAATGATACACCAAGCTTATCTTCCCAAAATTGTATTAGATCTTCTGTTCTGTTGAATATTCGATACTGCAGACTGATCTCATCTCTGTGCAAACCATTCTTCTTAAGCTTCACTACCTTTGGAAACTTAGATTGAAATCCTTCAGAGGTTAATGAATACTTACCATGTGTGATAAGCTCAAAATCTCTTTTGTATTTCTTGTCTAGTTTATACACAACAACAACAAACCCATCCTCATAATCATAATCATCGATCACCTGCTGTGTTCTCTCATATTCTTCGTCTAGAAAATCTTTAAATACATCTAGATCATCAGGTTGAAAGAGAAGATATACGCAATTTTCATATTGTATATCTTTTCTTGCATCCTTGACATAAGCATTTAAGAAGTTATTACTCTTTAGTTTCTCTTTATCAATCGCAAGAGTAGGCACCATAAATATACTGGTGATTGTCTTCTTTAGCTCCATGTTCTATCTAATTTTAACTTGTCCATTACTAGTGAAATTCTCTCTTGAGATATTCCACACATTATTTTCTTGAGCCCATTTCAAATCTTGAATAAGATCTTTAACTCCTGGATACTTACGTCCTTTATATTCAAAGCCTACGTAAGCATCTTCCATGTCCTGATCACCTAATGTATAGATGAGTGGGTTCATGTAGTTGGTGCTATCGCAAACAATGAATTTAGGAAACTCTACTTTATAACCAGCAAGTTCTTCTTCTCTCTCTGTCATGAACACACCAGCTTGCCAATAAAGTAGTGCTTGAATATAAGCTCTTCTGTAAAGATAATACTCTTCTAGGAAATTTTCAACAGACCAAGTACATTTTAAATCATAAATTTGTAATGTCTTGTTCTGGTGATCAATCACGACTTTGTCCATCATAGACTTGAACTGATGACCATCTACAATATAACCCTCTACCTGGAACTGATTTCTCACTTCATAACGAGAACTATTAACTAGATTAACAACATCTGCAGTTGCAAAGTTGTTCTTCAATTCTTCTACAATCTTCTCAGCATTAGTAACATCTTTAGTTGTTACAACTGTAAGTCCTTTGCTTCTAATCTCTCTGATCTCTTGGTAATAAAGCTCATTATCACTGCTAATAAACTTACTAAGAACAGCTTCAAATTTAATCTTGAATCCTGAATCAACATATGCATCTCTTGCAATATCTTCAAACTCTCTAGTAATATTACCAAACTCATCTGTAGCATTTGCACTGTGGCGATATAATGCTTCAACAAAATCTAACATCAATCCTGTTGGTGCACTTGCTAAAGCAGATAGATAGAATCTACCATCAAACTCTTCTGGTTCCATGAGTAGAGTTTCTACAATTCTACCCATGTTAGCAGCCAAGTTTTCTTTCTCTGCAACTTCTTCACTAAGGACATATTTTTTGTAATACTTTCTCCTGTCCATGGAGAACTCTTTTAGACTAGAAGAGCTATCCAATAGGACAGCTCTGTAGTTTGCTTCTGTTTTACTTTTTCCCTGTATCATCATCTTGGGCTTTAGATTTAAACGCTTCTATTATCTGTGGTATGAGTGCTCTCACTTCCCTAGGAACTCTAGCAAAGAACCAACGAACATCTATTTCATATTCATTCCCATTGATATCTATTCCTTTAGGATGTATCAACCAGAACTGATGTTCTTTACCTTCGTGTATCACTTTACCTTCATGCCATATCTCATAGAATGATGGCTCTCTATTAATTTCTATTCTGTTCTGTTCCATTATAATTCTATTGTATCAGGTTCCCAATTATATCCAATTAACTT